TTGCTCCAGTTACGTCAGGACCGGTCACTTCATAACATCCGAATAATGGTATGTTACCAACAGAAATAGCGAATACTGTATCGCCCGTTGTTAATCCAGTAAATCCGTTATAATTTATGCTGTCTCCCGGACCACTGGTTGTACATAAAATTGTATTAATTGCTGCCATTTTTTTTATTTTTTATTTTTTATTTACAATTTGAAATTGTAGTTCTCTTTTATAAGTATCTGTATTTTTATCACTTATCACTTTTATGTCAACAAAATATTCATTTGGTATTTTGTCTGTTGTATCAAAAACAAAATAATACCCGTCAGGTGTTCTATTTATTTTTGTCCAATCTTGGACTTGTACTTCTGTATTCGCCCCTTCTCTAACATAAATCCTATAATAAGCCTCCACACTATTTAATACGGATTTTGATGAATATGCTTGTTTTACAACAACATTTACCTTTCTTACATCAGTATTTAAAACTTTTTCGCTCTGTTTTATACCATCAAAACTAAACCCATAAATTTTAGGGTTGTCTGTTGTGGTTCCAATTTGGTATCTACCTGATTTTTCTAATAATGCAAATTCGTTTTCTTGATTATCAAATGACTGACCCCCGATCGATAATCCCTTCCAAACATCATAGTATATACAAGGAGCGTCAGTACAAGACATATTATTTACAGAAACTTTATAAACACCTGTGGTGACAAGACATGTAGTTAATCCAGTAAATCCAATAACCTCATCCCCATTCGCATCCAAAATATCTACAGTAGGTAGAGAGTCCAAATTAATTGGTGTTCCATTATCGTAGATATATAAATAAAGGTCATTATTTAATCCACAATGAAAGTCGTTTCTGTTATCATCTATTAGGTCGTTATATGATGTCTCTAAAAATGGTTCATAAAACGTTTGAGTATGAGGAGAGAAAAACCCAACAGAATAATTTTCCGTCAACCCACTAATATTCTCAACTTGAGGTAAAAATGCTATACCATAACCGGTTACACCCGTTGTCCCTCCACTTAATCTAGAATTAATTTCGTTGGTCATATTAAACTCAATGTCCTCATTTCCAAACTCAAAATGTTGTGTATCAACAATGGTAAGTCCCGTATAATTTACACCTGTACCTGTTGATGAGTTATTGTTGCTATATATGCCTGAAGTCGACCAACCACTTATAGTTGTTGTTTCAAACCAATTTGATGGTCTTTGTGAAAAAGATCTATCGTTTAGATTTGAAACCCCGAAATCGTAATAATCATACCCTACACCAGAATCCCATTGTTGGTTTTGAGGTATCCTAAAAAGTATTAAATCAAAAGATGTTGCTCTTCTTCTCCCTTGAGATGTTTTATCGTTTAATAATTCATTATCAAAAAAAGAGGTGTTTGTCATTTTTAACGTATGGGTAATAGATGAAAATCCGGTACACCCTGTAGACACAACTCCTTGAGTCACTTTTGTTCGTAAATCTGTTAAATCAATGTTAAATATATATCGACTATACCCTAAAGGTACGGACGAATCGTCAACTCTACCGTAAAATAATTCCACAATAGGGTTTCTCGCCGTATTATTATACGAGTTATATAATATAGTGTTTGACTTATCAAAATAAGACCTATGAATTGACATTTTGTATTTTTATATATAAATACTTAGTTAATTCGAATATTTTCATTTATAATTTTAGTATATGATTCTTGCATTTTTCTAAGTAATTCATCAATACTTGTTCCATCTAAAGAAACTGAAGATGGTGGCATTAAAGGGTATGGGTGTACGTGTGTAGTACAGAAACTAACAATTAGACTTAACAACTCTAAAAGTTCTTCACCTCTAACCATCGATGAGGTATTTGGATATATCTCATTTATTATTTTTGTTTGGTCAATACCATATAATGTATTACTTAAATCCACCTTGTCTTTTCCTGGTATTTGTGATTCGTGAGACAATAAAAATACTTGATTTGCACCTAACAAACTTATAGTGTTCTCCACGTTTTCAATTGTTGTTGGAATATAAACCTCTTTCTTAAAACTTAATGGTATATCTGTTGAAAGTTTTGCGTCTAACACCAATCCGTACCCTGGTGTAGGATCTGTCGGTGATATTCGTATTAATGAACTTAGTAAGGACATGTTTACAGTAGACAATAAGTTACCTACTGATGTGAAATTTGTTGTTAATTCTCTTACCCTTTTTGATGGTCTAAAATAGTATGGGAACTGATCATTACTCCCTATTGGTGTTGAAAGTAACGAGTTTGGAGTCGTTAAAAAAGTTTTTAATATGTTATTTACAAAGGTAGACAACTCAATAAACCCCATTCCTTGGAATTGTATTGTCTTTACCTTGCACCCTGACGTTTTACCCGAACAAGACAAATTTATTTCCGTATCAACATCAAAAACAGATGTTAAAGTTAGATATGCGTCCTGTTTATTAGGTAAACTATATATGTTTAAAGATCCTGTAAATGCTGAAAATTCATTTTCTGGATTTATTATGTCATACTCAATAAGGTAGTTAATAGGAAACGATTCATTTATTAGTCTTAACTTAGCTTGAGGTAGTCCAAAATTAAATTTGGAATCAAATTTTGATATCTGTAAGAACCCCCTATTGGTATTTGCTGTCGGTATTTCATTCGACTTAAATGGATTGTGTTTTCCTGCCCGTAATAATATATCATCTTTTTTAATAATTAAATCGGCAGTATCCCTACCGTTTATGGATATATCGAGAGGTTCAGCGAATACCCCCTTATAATTATCTTCCGTATATGTTCCGTCCGGATTTTTTATTGGAGGAAAACTTTTAGATGAATTTGAATAACCAGCATCTGTTCTGAGTTGTGCAGAATTAACATCTTCAAAATTGATCGAGGTAGGTGAGGAATATTGATCCATCATGTAGTATTTATTCCTACCGTATTTACTGGCGTTATTAAAATAAAATAACTTAACCTTTTCTCCCACTTTTGGCACTTGATTTACAAAGTAAGGTAATAATGGGTAAAATAAAAAAGGGTCTATATCAGACCAAGGACCATTGGATAACGATTTTGAGTTTTGGTTAAACTTAGGGTTAGCGTCGATCACCGCCTGCTCAACATCGTTAATAGGTAGAACTCTAACCCTACCAAGCATTTGTGGATCATCAATCGCAATGCAGGTACCAAAAAAAACTAATTGTTGGTTATTGTCCATTATTCATTCTTTTTTTGTATTCTTCAAAAACTTTATCGTACGCACTTTCAGTACTATCCAAATGATATGTTAACTTCACAAGTAAGTCTTTAGTTTTTTGAAAGTCATCGTTTAAAAATTCCATCGCCTCGACTAAATCCTTATTTGATGAATTTTTGTAGTTTTTTAATATGTCTAAAATTTTTTGTTCAACCATAATTAGAAAAATTTTCCACCTCCTTTAGATGGTGTTGTAATACCTGCAGGTGTAATTGTTAATGGTGGTATAAACACCTCAACCTTACCGTTTTCAAACGTCTCTTGGTTCATACCCTTAGCTAACCCCATAAGCGCCATATTCATCATATTAGGTAGTCCATCCGGTGCGTCTCCGGTTGGTAGTCCTGCTTTTTGTAAGTTTTTAACTGCGTTTGAATACGCCCTAATTGATGAGACACCACTCAGTAAAGAGGCACTTGCCAATGCAAAGTTTGGTAGACCAATACCTATTTGTTTTAAACCAAAATTTAATAGTTTTAAAATCTCATCAATAACACTTTTACAATTCCTATAGTCGACCACAGCTTCACCTAACAATAATAAAGCATACGCTATAGAGGTATACATCTTAATTTGTTTATTTTTAGTTTCATCAATAATCTCTAACAATATCGTCTCAACCAACAACCTTAGATTTTTCTTCAAAGTCTTGAATAGTATCTCAACAAATTCCGATGTAATTTTTTGTATTACTCCGATAACGAATTTTTTAAACGTTTTCATAAATCCAGACAAATCGTCAAACGAAGTGTCTAATTTTGTTGAAAGTTCATTTTGAATACCCTTAACCATAATTAAAAAACCAAACATGGTTTTTGGTGTCAATATTGATTTAAATGCTACTCTCGGCAATGAAAGTGCCAAATCCATATTTAAATTAAGTTTTAAATTTAATGAAGGGAACGGTATACCTAAATTACCCGTGAGTTTCTCTTTCCAAATTTTATCGTTAACTATGGAATTTATACCACCATCTATTGCTGATACTTTTCCGCTATCGCTATTTTGGGATATAACGTCCTCTAAAATATTAGCAACACCCTGTTCATTAATTGGTAGTTTAATACCTTCACAACTCTCAAACTCCATAACCCCGTTTAAGATGTTTTCAACTTCTGGATCTATTAATTTTGAATCTCCCGGAGTTAATTCAAAAAAACTATCATCAATAAAATCCTCATCACTTAATTTAGCGTTTCCTGATACGTCTATTTTTTTTGTGGGATCGTTACAAATACCCATAAGTCTTTTCATTACCTTTAAAAACCAAGAACTTTGTTCCACTTCCACCTTAGATTTTTTTAATCCATAATCTAAATTACCTGTAATTGAGTTAAAAATATTGGCGGTCAGTATATCAAAATTAAAAATATCAACACTACTATAATAATCCCTTAAAAAATCCGTAACAGAAGTTCTATTGTTTAATTGAGGTTTTAATGTGACTTTAATATAATCACCAAAAGTTGTTGGTAAAACCGCAGGATAGTTTTGAACGTATTCAAAATCAAAAAGACCCTGACCAGAACCTCCTTTATAATCACTACCTAATTGGGTATTATAAGACACGTTTACATTTTGTAATCGATTGTATAATTCCCTATCCATAGAGTAAGGTAAACTTCCAACCCCTGTATCTGTGTTTTCATAAAAAAATTTTGCGTTTTTATCATCTGGAGAATATTTTAAAGTTTGGAATAAATCTATCTGATTTACTTTAATATAAATCGGTTGGTTTAATGTTGAATCGTAAGACTGTTCTTCAGAACAACCTAAAGTTGATATCATTTCGCCGATAATTATTTCGGTAATTTTTGGTTTCAGCGCTTGTGTTGATTTCAAAAAAATGTCCCTTAATAGGTCCACAGAATTACCAACCGGTAGGGTCATCATAAATAACTCAAACATTTGTTCTATTTGGTTTTTTGCTTCTGCCTTTAATTTGTTAGCCTGTTTTGTCCCTTGATTTTTAAGGTCGTTTAGTGACTGTACTTTTTGTGATTTTGTTTTTTCAGAAAACGAATTTACACTCTCAGATGATTGTTTTTTATCGTCTTTAAGTGTTTGATTAACAGTTTTTATTGCCGAAATTTTACTTTTGGCTTCGTTATACCCTTCATTTGTATCTAAAGTTGCCATTATAAACTGAAGTTTTGGTTTTTAGAATTATCAACATCTTTTTTTAATAACGTTTGTAATAGGTCATCATCCATATCGTTTAGACTAAAATCATCATCTTTGTCTTTATTCGATTTTTCCCATAGGGTTGATTGTAATTTAGATAGTGACAGTTTTTTTTCTATGGTATCGTTAATAATTTTTTGTTGTTCCTTTATAATCGGACCGATTAAGGTCATATCTTCAGGATCCTTTAGCATTGCAAGCATCTTATTTTGTATTCTAACTGCAGTTGCCTTTTGCTCTACAAGTTCATTGTAGATTTCTTGCATAAGACCCAATACTGAATCTTTATTTAATGCTATTTCTTTTTTTCTTGTTCTAGTCATAACAATAAATATTATTTGCTATGTATTTTTTTTAACGTTTGTAAATATAATACTTTATACTTTTTTAAATAAATTCTTATCTCTTTGGTATTCATATTAGTCATCTCCCTTAAAGAGAGTAGGACGATATTTTTATTAAACTTATTATTGTCGTTTCCGATAAAGATATTTCCGTAATTATCAAAAAGATCTATCAAAGCAATCCCCAATTTAAATTCGTTTTCGTTCAAGTTATTATCCGATACATAAACTTTTAATTCTGATTTAAAAATATCTATTATTTTTTCCGCATCTATAGTTTCAAATTCCATGTAATAAACCATATCGGGTCTATTCTCTAAAGTCGATGAAATGTCGTCATATGATATTTTTCTATTTGTCTCTTTTTGTTCTTTCTGTATTTGACCCATTAAGTAGTTTTTACATATGGTACCAAAATAGGAATATGCTTTTTTGTTTTTTGCGGGTTTAAATTTATCTATTTTTGTTATAAGAAAAGAGTGAGTATCCGAGTGGTTATCCGAATACTCCATGTCCTTTCTGTATAATTTATATCTTCGAATAATTGATTCTATCATTTTATTCAAAGGATCTCTCAAGAAATTATTATATATCTCTTCTTTTTCTTCTTTAGATTCTGCGATTAAATACCTTTTCACCGCATCTTCCTCACGGACATCAAAATAATTTACTTTTTTAGGTTTTGATTCCGTCTTATTTATAGCGTCACTATTTTCGTCGATTTTAACAACCGACATTAAGATCCTTGTGGTTCGTATTTTATATTTCTATCACTGGTAAAGAAATGTTCTTTTTTTGCTGAGTTGATCCAAAATACGACCTCATCGTCAGAAAGTTTCTCTTCACTATTTTTATAATTCCAAAATATTGAACCTTCTCTCATATTCATATGCTTATATCCAATTTTTGGAATTGTCATAATTTTAACTGAGTTGTATGTTAATCTAAGTAAAAATTCATAAACAAATGTAAGTTTCATTGATTTTTTAAATCCACCTAAACTCTCAAAAACTTCTTTATCAATAACCATTCCTGATGATTGAAAATTTTGATATGTTAATAATAGATCATTTGTTAAGTGTCCCATATCCGAAGTCATACTAGCAGCAAATGTTGCCTCATTTGTAAAACCAACAAATACACCTTTATCATCAGTATCCACTACTAAAGGTAAAAATACTGAAACATCATCATAAGATTCAACAAACCTTTTTACGTTTTTAAACCATATGGTTGCATATTCATCATCAAATTCTAAAACAGAAACCCATTTACTTTTTGCGTTTTTAACACCTAAATTAACCTGTGTTGAGAAATCAAACTCACCTTTGTTCTCAACCAAATTTACGTTTAGATCTCCAAAATCAAAAGATGAAAGTTTATTACTTAATAATTCTTCATCTGTATGAACAATTACTAATTCGTTTATTCCTGTTAATTGTAACTGTAAAGATTTAATACATCTTTCGAAAAAATCGTCAAACGACGAGTGTACTGCTGAGCTTATTGGTAATATTACCGATACGTCAAATTTTGTTTGTGTTTCCATAATTAATTTTGTTCTTCTGAAATTTTAAGTTTATCTAATTGATCTGAAAATAATTTAGACCTCACTTCAAAATACTTTTCGAAAGTGGTTAAAATTGACTCCTCATGTTTTTTAGTGTCTTGATATTTTACAGCGGTTTCTGCCATTTTTTCATAAAGTTCAGGTGATATGTTATCTTCTAACCAATTTTGTGTGAAATTAGCAACAACATCAATAATTTCGTTTAATTGGTAAGTCCAAACACCATTACTTTCCTCCATCCATTCAGGTTTCATATTAGGAACCTTACCGATTACAGGTGTACCCGACACCATAGATTCTAAAGGGTATGTTCCAAAGGCAGACTCATCATCAACCCATACAGACACATAAGAATCTTTTAAAAATTTTGCAAAATCTTCTTGTTTAATTCCTCTCATATCTCTAAACGTAATCCATCTAAATTGTGGAAACTTCAGGTAAAAACTTTTAATAATTTTTGCAGTATTTCTTGGGTCTCTTGTATGAATAGAAATGATTGGTTTTGATGGTTTTTCTTTTTTGGTAAAGTAATTGGAGATTGTAGGTTCGATAACATCTACACTAGAATTTCTCATGATTTCTTTTATGTATTTTTTTTGTGTTTCAGAAGTTGTAATAACTTTTGTAAACCCGTATTGTTGCCAAGTAGTACCAGGTGCTAACGTTTCTAACATATGATCATACGCTTGACACAAAACAATTTTTCCACACGGGAAACTTTTAAGTTGATCCATAACGTGACCATAAAGTTCAGGTACAACAATAAAATCTTCAGGAGATATTGCTAAATTTTGACCTTCAATCGGTTGGTGAGGTAAGGTCATATATTCTTCACCTAGCCATTCAGATACTCCACTATATTCTTTACTTTCGTGAATGATAATTACGTTATAGTTTTTTCTGAATAGGGTCATTGCCATTTCATACGTATACGCAATCGACGCCTTTGCGTTACCCTTTGTGTCTTGTACTAAGAAATAAATCCTAGCGGTTTTGTTTTTTAAATTTTCGATTGACAACTCAACCTTTTCTACTTTTTCTACTTCCATTTTTTTAAAGTGTTTTTAGTATGCTGTTTATTAATAAAGTGTTAAATGCGATTTTGAACGGAATACTTAGGTCTTTGGCTCCGTGAGCCCCCAATCCCTCATCCAATTCCTCTCTTTCCGTTAATATAACGTCAATCAATCCTTTAAAGGTTTCAAATCGAGTTACACTAATTTGTTGATCCATTGGTTCGGTTCCTCCTGTTACTACGGGAAGCATTGATTTTTCGTAACTAACTTGTTTTTCGAGTTCGTTAATATCTAAATAGTAATTTTCCCCTAAAAATTTTAACATATATTTAATTTTTGTAAAACTTCGTCAAACTCCTTCAATGTTGAAATTTCATATTCACAGTCGACATTTTTATTATAATTCGTGTTGTACTTAACTACGATTTTATCCTTTGGTTTTTCTAATAGTAGGTTAGGATTTGATGTAAGTAAAACGTCAATTTCATTCCACATTGAATTTATTGTAACATTTGAGTAAAATTTTATCTTTTCTAACTGACACCCAAACTTAGATAGAAAAAAAAGTGATGCGGGTTTTGATCTACCCATCTCGTCAGAAACAATTAACAACTCATTATTATCCCTATATTTTAAGTACACGTCGTTTAGGTCGTTAAAGGTAAACGTCTCAGTAGATCCGGCATGACCAAATATCTGCATCGCAAAATCTTCATACATAAACGAATATAACTCATTTTCATCGTTAAATCTAAAATGATCCATTAAGTTTAAAGACGTAACATCACTCAAAATTTTATATTCGAATTCTTCTGAAGACACTAATTCTTCGGTATTTCCAGATATGTCAACATCAAATGTTTTTGAGTCATCATCTTTTTCCTCAATCATATGTTTTTCATATAACTGAGTAAATTTACTAATGGTATCTCTTAATACTCCGTTAATCTCAATCCCTATTCTCATCGTATTTTTTTAATATTTTAGTAATTAGTGGGTTTCTAACCACATCCTCATCTCCAAACTCAAACACACCAACATCAGGTACGCCTTTAAATTTATGTATTGCGTCGTACAATCCTGATTGTTTTTTATCTCGGTATCTATCCGTTTGTTCAATGTCACCTGAGATAAAGAATTTACTATTAAATCCGATCCTTGTCAATAGTAATTTCATTTGATTCGGACTTGAGTTTTGTGATTCTTCAAAAATAAGAATGGTATTATCTATATTCATACCTCTCATATACGCTAATGCGAATACCTCAATAATTTCAGCTTCCTTTAATTTCTCCCTTGATTCCTTACCTATAATTTTATTAAGTAGGTAATAAGACGGAAAAATATATGGATCTAATTTCTCCTCCAAGTTTCCAGGTAGTGACCCTAACTTTTCTTCCGCTTCAACTGCCGGTCTAACTATTACTAATTTTTCGTATCCATTGTTTGGATCCATAAGTAAATCAACCGCCGCTTTCATTGCAATATATGATTTACCAACACCTGCGGGCCCTGAACAAATCGTTATTTGATTGTTTCTAAGTAAATTGTAATAATCTTCTTGGTGACTTGTTAGGAATTTGTTTTTTTGTTTTTTCTTAATGATTGAATTAATGAAGTCCTTTTTTGAAAATGACTTAATCTCACTATCTTCAGTTTGTGGTTGTACTTTTCTTCTTGTCATGCTATTTTCTTACAATATTATAATTTTTTTCAAAAAATTCAATAGTTTCTTTTAGTCCCTCATATAGTGGTGTGAATTTAAAATCAGGTAAATAATTTTTTATCTTACTATTATCACTTGGTTTTCTAAATTGACCATCTGGTTTATCAGTATCCCAAGTTACGTTACCTTTATAATTCATTAACTCAACTATTATTCCAACCACCTCTTTAATTGATATTTCTTCGGACGTTGAGAGTATTATTGGTTCGGATTCGGTGTAGTTATCTAAAACCCATTCGGTTAGTTTTGCAACATCCTTACTAAATATGAACTCCCTTAATGGTTTACCTGTGCCCCATATTTCAAAATTAGTTTTATTTTCTCTCGCTAAATAACACTTATGGATTAATGATGGTATTACGTGTCCGTTTTCTATGTTGTAGTTATCGTTTGGTCCATATATGTTAGTTGGTATCACCGATTTATAGTTTAACCCATACTGTTCTTTATATGATCTGATTTGGATATCCGCCATTCGTTTTGCGTAGGCGTAAGCGTCGTTTGATGTGTGGGGTGGACCTAAATGTATTTTCGATTCAGTAAGTGGATACTCTACGTTATCTGGAAATATACATGTAGATAAAAAAGCAACTAAGTTTTTAACCTTAAATGATCTAGCGGATTCAATGATGTTTGTGTTCATCATAATATTATCGTAGAAAAACTCACCTTTGTATTTCATATTACTACCAACACCACCAACTTTAGCGGCACAATGAATAATTCCATCAAAATGGTTTAAATCAAAAAATTCATTAACTTGACTTGTGTTTCTAAAATCAACATCTATTGATGTCGGCTTAATGTATTTTTTTTGCGCAAATTCAGTCCCTACTAAACCGTAACCACCCGTTACTAATATTTTATTTTCCATAATATTTTAACCAATATTCAACCATCTCATCTAACATGGTTTCAAATGTATATGAAGGTTGCCAGGTTAATTCTTTTCTTAATTTTGACGAATCACCTTTTAAGTTTTCCAATTCTTCAGGTCTAAAATGTTTCTCATCAACAACGATGTAATCTAAATAATTTAAACCCAATGAACTAAAAACGTATTCACATAAGTCTTTTACTGAATGAGAAACACCTGTTGCACACACATAATCATCTGGTTTATCTGATTGTAACATTAACCACATTGCTTCAACATAATCTTTGGCGTGTCCCCAATCCCTCGTTGCTGATAAATTACCTATATGTAATTTGTCTTGTAATCCTAAACTTACTCTAACCGCCGCTTTAACAACTTTATTAGTTACGAAGTTTGTTCCACGTCTTGGTGATTCATGATTAAATAGAATACCATTCCATATTTTCATTCCATACGAATTTCTATAGTTTCTACAAATATTATATGAAAATACTTTAGCACAACCATACGGAGATACCGGATCCATCGGAGTTGTTTCTCTTTGGTACCCGTCCTTGTCAATATTATTACCAAACATTTCAGAAGAAGATGCTTGATAAATTTTTGAGTGGGGTGATACCATTCTTACTGATTCCAATAGATTTAGAGTTCCTAACCCTGTTGCGTTTGCGGTATATATTGGTTGATCGAAACTAACCCTAACGTGTGATTGTGCTGCTAAATTATAGATCTCATCCGGTTGCACCATTTGTAATACCCTAACTAAAGAAGCCATATCTGTTAGATCGGCATATTCTAATTTAACTTTATTATTATCTCTAAGTTTATCAATCCTATTAGATTGCGTTTCTGAAACCGAATTTCTTTTTACTGTTCCCCAAACCTCATACCCCTTACTAACTAAAAATTCCGCAAGGTAAGATCCATCCTGACCGTTAATACCGGTAATTAACGACTTTCTCATTTTTTAATTAAGTTTTCATATTTATCAATATTTTTCAATAAGTATGATGGGTAAGTATCATCAATCTCAACCTTAGTTAATTTACCTCTAAAAAACGGGTCTGTATTCGACATAATGTTATTTTTAACATTATCTTTATAATATGATTTATTATATTCTTGATGAGCGTAAGCTTCTATTTTTTCGATTACTTTAGATTCACCACCCATAAAACTAAAATGCCAACCACCATTAGAAATCGTTTTGGTTGTGTGTTTATTTTGTCTTAAACTATTTAAAGATATTGTTTTTAATTTTCCCCAAGTACAAGCTTTGGGTCCAGACCAATTTTTTTCTTTAAGTATATTCACATAATAATAATACATGTTTTGGTTAAAGTTAAAAACGTCACCACCAATATTTTTCATTTTTTCTATTTCCATTGGATTAGGGATTTCATCTACATCGGATATAATAATAATATCATTATCGTTACAATTAATCAAACCTTTAATTATTGATTCTCTTTGATAAGTTTCAATACCCCACTGTGTTTCATGTCGTGGCCAGTTAGGTGATTCGTCAACACGTTTTAATATTTTATTTTTCAATAGTTCTTCATCTGTTATTGGATTATTAAAATAATTTATCGTCAAAAAACTACTTGGTGAATCATCAATAATAACGTGGATTATTTTATCGTTAAACTTATCAAACAAATGTCTATTTTCTTGGAAGAATAATTGTTTAGGTTTAGAACTAAAAGTTACTGTAGATTCGACAACGACAAAATAATCTACAACATCGTTTAAAATATTCATTCTCAATTCAAGTAATTCTAATTCATTAAAGAATAAAAAAGCATCATATATTTTCATATCAATTTTTTGTTTTTGTAATAATTTATTGCTTCAGTTTTACATGTTTCATAATCAGATAAATTACCTTCTCTATCCATGTATGTGAAACATCTGGTGTAAGCGTCACCGGTTGCCCAATAACCATTACTAACGTTATGTCTAGACCAATACTTAGGTGCGATTATTTTGTTGGTGTTTTCATTTAACCACGCGGCCCACCAACCAAACGTTGAATTTGAGATGATTAACCATTTGGCTTGATTAACAACATAAAAATCAAAACCTACATCCACATGTATTGATTGTATTTGGAATGGCATAAAACTATCGGCACATTGTACATCATCAGTTATTAATAAAAATCTCATATTAGGATTTATCGATAACATATGGTCTATAGCATTTTTCCAATATTCTTTTCTTAATAAAACGTTTGGGATATTTCTGTATTCACCGCCCCTAAAATTAATGACACATAAATTATCATCTAAAGTAATACCCATATCAGATAACAAACTATCATAATGGTTTTTTGATTCTACTTTAATTTCGAACCATTTTTTAATGTCTTCTTTTCTATCTATTATGTAGTCTTCTGATTGGTAAATTCCACCTTTGGCTCCATTATGACCAAGCATAATTGTGTTATCACTAATATGATATAGCGACTCATTTAACATTGTTATATTAACTTCATCCACATGGTGTATAGTCCTCCATGGCTCATGATATTCGTTTGTTATTCCTTCGACTGTTTTACCAAAGTCTACATTCATAAACGTCATTTGGCTTTGACCATTAAAATAATCATGGCTAGTTGTGGGGTTTATACCCCACTCGTAACCTAGTTTTTCGGATATGGTCCTACATACAGCATATTGCCACATATGGTTACCTAAATTACCTGTTAAATTGGTTGTTATCATTTTAATTGTCGTTTAAAAAATTTATTAATGATCTTTTTTTAGAATCAACATACGATTTAGTACACCACTCACACCAATTTGAGGATTTAAAGTGTATTAGTGTTTTAATATTATTAATTTCAATAAAATCAAGATAGTATGGTTTAGGAAACTCATATTTTTTTAAAATATTATACATTTCTTTATAACGATAAATAACCCGATTAGATTTGTTTATTTTATCTATTGGGTAATTATTGGGTTTGTCCCATTTAACTATGTCATCACCATCAAATTCAACCACACAATCATTATTTAGTCCACCACTAATAACATTACCAACAACATCGTATATCATAAATAAATTAAAGTGTTTTTTTGTGTATTTATCGTCATTAGTTAATAAAGATGATTGACCAAACGTGTCGGTACCATGAATGACGTGAGGTCTAAAATCTAAATTTAGATCTATTTTTTGAGTATTAATACCAAAAACCCCAGACCACATTAACACCTTATCAGGTTGGTATGTTGGTATATAAAATAAGTCGTGGTTAAATAATTCGTCTACGTTAAAGTCATTTATAAAAAACATGTCAGAATCAATTTTAAAAACATATTTTTTATTAAGATATTTAAACGATTCATTTAATGCGTTTCCCGCAATATAACTTGGTTGTGTATTGTAATTAACACTTATTTTTATATTTTTTATACCTAATTCTTCACAAACAACTTCATTTCTTTTTGACTGATCGTTTGTTGATGCGTTGTTAAATACGATATATTCATAATTGCCCCTAACATATTTTTTTATTGAATTATATTGTAATTTTATAAAATCCTCATGTCTATCAAATATGGATATGATTGTGACCATTAACTTATTTCGTATAACATATTATTATTTATTTTGAAATTACATGACCATATAGTGTATAATGACCTTTCCACAATATGTGATTCTATCGGTAATGTTTCGTACCCAACGAACTTACGAAGATTTTTATAGAATTCTATGTTGTACTTTAAAATGTTATTTTTAGGTACCACATAATTACCTCCAGGGGCAAACGTAACGTAATCAGGATGAAAAGGATCCTCAAATATTGTATTTAAAAAATCATTATAACCCTTAAAATATTTTTTAGGGTGTTGGGTATTCATATACCAACCGTTATTGATTTCGCTAAAATACCCATCACTAGAAAACATGCAAATCGGCATATATGGGGTGTGTAATTTGTAGTCGAATATTGGAGTAAAAAACTGATTATTCATTAATGATTCAAACACCTCTTTACTGACGTGTCTTGGGAAAACATTTCCTTTTACAAATGTTGTATACTCAGGTAAATCCCCATAATTATCAATGATAAATGTCATCATATCATAAATGTTATAACCAACATTAGGTGATTTAATAACGTTTAAACCATCTAAATTAGGATTGTTGTCACTTCTATCATATATCACATAAGGGTTGTCATATTCTTTAACCCAATTTACGTCGTTATTGAAATTTGAAATGCATAAAAAATTTTTCATAATTAATTAAAATATTTAAAGTTTGTTTTATCATATTTTGTATTTAACCCAATAATGTACTTCATTATTTGGGTTATCATCGATTTTTATAATCGGAGATGTAATATTTCGTTTACTCCTAAAGTCCTCAATAGCCATTTTACACCCCATATGATAATAATCATCAACTATACAATACCCCCCAACGGAAAGCTTATCATATAATGATTCTAAAACCTGTATTGTTGATTCATACATATCACCATCTAATCTTAAAATAGATATTTTATCAACAGGAAAATTAGGCATCGTATCTTTAAACCAACCCTTAACAAAAATTACGTTATCATCTAATAATTTAAATTTTTTAAAATTGTTTTTAACGTCATCTAATGAAACACTCAACATTGGGTCTAAATAATGCGTATCGTTTGTATCTTGATGGTACTCCGGACTTGGTTTTGGTAAACCTTCAAATGAGTCCGCACAATACACTTTTCTATTTGTGTCTAATTCGTTGTAAATTGACTTTGCTAAAATACATGCTCCCCCTTTCCAAACTCCAGTCTCAACAAAATCTCCCTCAATATTATTTTCTATGGTTTTTTTAATTACCTCATGGATGTTTTCTAATGCCGTCCAAGGTAGTAGAGTTAATCTATATTTTTCACCCCAATTAATTAATGGGTGAAATGGTGTTGTAGACACTATGTGTGAGATTTCATCTTCAGATAACTCTTCATCATTAAAAAATTTTTTATGATAAAAACTTAAATTTTCTGAGTCTACAATTAATCTTTTTACTAATTCTGATTTCATATTTTTTTAAAAAAAATATAATAAATTTATTATTTTAAGTAAACAATCGATTATAAAAATTTAAAACATTATAATTACCCTCATAAAATATAGTATTTAAAGTTATCACATCAAATTTTTATATTGGTTATTTGTCCCTAAATAATTATGAAAGGCGAACGGTTTAATACCTTGTATTTCAGGTATCATACTTTCATGGGAAAAATATTTGGCAACGTCTATATCGGCAAAGACACATCCCTCCTCTAAATATCCATCAATCTTTAATGCTGCTTTTTCATCTGCCGTATTTACATCACCGTTTACAACATCAATTAAATCCTCCCAGTGGTCAAATGGATAATCTTGTGCAAAGAAAGTATATTCTGATAGATTGTCATAGTTAGTTAATATATGGTTAAAAAATGTATGAACACATCGCCCAAAATTAGGTTCAATTAATATCTCACTATTTTGTAAAGGTAAAACATTGCCTTTACGATAAATTGTTTTCTTAACATTATTGTTAATCTTGTTTAACCAATCTGTTGGTTTATCATATGCTGCAATTACTATTTCTTTCATTATATTAATTTTTTCCAATAAAAACTATGCTTTTGTATAAACTAATGAATGATATGTTAAGCTCCCACCAAGTCATCTCACCCAAAATTTTATCTTGGTAAAAATGGTCTTTTGAGATATTTTTTATTTCAGCTAAACCGCATTTACCGTTAGAATTAACTATATCTAATAATTCTTTAAGTCTATCCATAAACTCAGTTTCATTTGGGCTGAAAATATCCCAATAACAGCAATGTAAGTCTTCAACAACATATAAACCATCGTTATTTAACAACGGAAATAAAAAATCAAAAGTTTTTTTCATGTCCTTGCTTTTATGAGATCCATCATCAATAATAATATCAAATGGGCCATACATGTCGTTTAATTTTTTTAACTCATCTAAATTTGTTTGGTCACAAACAAAAGTTTTAATCCTGTCAGTATCCATACTTGAACAGTCAATAATATCTATACCATATATTTTTGAATTTGAAAAATATTCTTCCCACGTCTTTAATGAAAACCCGTTAAAAATACCAATTTCTAATATTTTTAATTCTTTATCTTTGTAAGTTGAAAAGAATTTTTCGTATTTTTCGGAGTAATTGTGTAAATTACTAGCCTTATCCGTCCCGTATTTTATACAGAGGTTATTTATTAAACCCATAATTAATAATTTTTAATTTTTATGTATATGTCCCCAAATTCAAATTTAAAATCTTTAACAGATTCTATGTACGAAAATAAATCTTTTTTATTTAACCATTTATCAAATTTAAAATCCAAATCTTCTCTATAACCATAATTGTAGACACACTCTCCATTTATAGTTTCGATATAATTGATACAATCAACTGATGATTGACATAATTCTGGTGTGAATTCAATTGAAATTACGTCAATAGGTATAGTCAAACCTTTTAGGACGTTTAATTCATAACCTTCAACATCTATTTTTATGTAATTAGGGGTGCCATATTTTAATATCATGTTGTCTAACGTATCTACGTCTATATTAATTTTCTCATTCCACACATAACCATTAAATCTTTCGGTTTTGACGGTATTTATAAACTCTTCTGACATCGATGATATAGTGTCGTGAGAAGCAACATATATAAAAGAATTCCCTTTTTTGTTACTTAGACCTATAGGTTCTATAATTATTCGATCATTACCACCGAACCTGTTATTTAATTTATTTACACAATTAGGTTGGGGTTCAAACCCAATAACCTTAGTGTTATATGAAAGGTATTCATTTGCTTTATTGCCAACGTTGCACCCAACATCAAAAACTAAATAACCCTCTTTTAATATATTATCTAAAATACTCATATTTGTTTGTTTGTTTTTTTTTATATTTAAAATCTTGGATATATATGATTTGTTCCTGCGTATCTATGGAACATAAATGGTTTAACACCATTTTTAACGTCTTCTAATATTTCGGGAATCATACACCCGTGTGAGAACGATTTAGCAACATTTAAATCCGGAAAACGCATTCCGTGTTGCATAAATATATGCCTATTATTTACACTAATAAAACCATCCTCGTTCCAATAACCATGAAATGGTTTCCATTCCATATCTAATGATATAGGTAAATCCATTAACCTTTTACTTCTAAGACCAACACTATTCCCAACTCTTATTATTTCACCGTTGACATCTCTGTAAGAAAAAGTATCACTAGGTAAAAACCATGGAGACCCAATATAATCATAATTTAAGAATTCTGGATTCCATGAAGAAGCATTTACCACAAATCCATCATGATGTATTATTATAGCATACTCAGTTTCAATAAAACTACCAAGTTTATAAACCATAAAATAATTCCATTGGTCTTTTCCGCCACCAAGATTCTCTCTAATTGGGTGTGTTAATTTATCTATTTTTTCGTGTTTGATGTAGCTTGGTAAATTATTAGGACAAACGTCAGATAATAATTTTACCGCACCAAATTCTATATCTTTGCAACTATATTCCAAAGCCTTTACATGTGCATCAATGTTAACTGAAGTTACTGCCACTAAAGTAATGTTTTCTAATTTAAGCATATATTTTTTTTAGTTTTTCTGTTTCTAAATTTTTTATTGATTCAGGAATATTATTACTCAATCTTTCTGGTGAAATACGATTAACTATAACATATTCGTTTAGTATTTTTATATCACCATATTTATCTCTCATCCTCATATAATACTCAACATCCATTAACCAATTTAAATCTTCGTCAAAAAAAATCAAGTCTTTATTATGTATAGTCACATTAGTTGGTGATCCTATTTTATTATTGCCGGTCCATATGTCATCAACCCATTTTGGATTAAACGACCAACTTATTGTTCTTCCATCATAAGTGACGTGTGTAAATGCTGCAAACCATTTTGTATTTGGGTTGTTTATAATAAAATTATAGTGTTTCTCTAAAGACTCATTACCATTTAAATAATCATCTTGAAAAAGTATTTTAATCCATTTACCGCTACAATTAGACATTGCATTATTAATGTTAGGTGAAATAATACCCCTACCATGTTCGTTTCTTAAATATTTTATTTTTAATACTGACTCCCATTTTTTAACCACTTCAAATATAGTGTCATCAATACTATGATCCGATATTACAACTTCAAAATCTTTAAACGTTTGATTACTTAAAATCTCTAAACTGTGGTTTAAAAATTCAGACCCTCTACCGTTATACCCGTAGGTTGGAATTGCGACAGAAAAAAAAGGTGAGTTTAATTTATCTAAAGACATTGTTGTGTTTTTTGGTACGTGATTAGGTGATTCTGCTGGAGTTACATTTTTAGTTTTAGATGCCAATGCATACATTGTTTTAGTTTCTGTCCCGACATTAAAGACACCTGAGTTATTTTCATTAATTAATTTTATTATTATGGATGAAATCTCATTAACATAATCAAAATTACCAATTTGATCAGACCATGCATTTTCATATGGAAATGGTGTTGGTTTGTGTGTGCATCTACATATTAGGTAATCGTTCGATAATAACTGAACTAACCCGTCACCAAGTAATTTTGTGTAACCATACCAATTATTACAGTGTACCGGAACGTCTTCTTCTGTTGCGTTTTCTATCGATCCGGTATATAAGTAATCGGTGGATATGTGGATGAGTTTTTTATTTAATACGTTACAATAATCGATTAAATTATAAACAAACTTATAATTTAATTCCCAGTGATCATCCCTATCTTTTGAGTATGTATCTGTATTCGCAATACAATTTAAAATAATGTCGTACGAATCCATCATACCCATCCAAACATTAAAATTTTTTATGTCAAGATTGTTTTTTTTTCTTGATATAAAATCCCACTCTGTTTGTTTAACAATTTCTGACCCAAGTAATCCGTCACCTAAAACTAAAACCTTCATCCCTAAAAAATTAATTTTCCCATTTTTCTTTAAATACTGACTCCACATAATCAAAAACTTCTTCAGTATAATGAGGAGATGCTCCTAAAAAGAAAACTTTATCTAAAACTTGGTTTGAGTTAGGGTATAAATGCATGTCATCTAAATGTGAATATGCCGGATGCATTAATATGTTTCCCGCAAAATAGTTTCTTGTTTGTATTTTATTCTCTTCTAAAAATGAAACTAACTTATTTTTTAATGGTTTCGATTCACAAACAAACGGTGTGCCGAACCAACAAGGATCTGATTTTGGTAAACTACTAACCCCCTCAACACCTTTTACGTATTTTACTAATATGGATTCAATTCTGTTTTTACTTACCTTTCTGTTTTTATCTATTTCAGGGAATCTTTTAATTTGTACAAGACCAATAGATCCTTGTAAATCCATAGGTTTAAGGTTATAACCCATAGTTGTAAAAACATACTTATGGTCAATTATACCATCATACGATTCCAACCATCTATCAAATCTATTACCACAAGTACCACAAGAAAGTAAATTTGCCGATCCAACACAGTGACAATCCCTTCCCCACCAAGAAAAACTAACAAATAGTTTTTTTAATTCTGGATTGTTTGTACAAACCATACCACCTTCACCCGTTGATATGTGGTGTGCGGGATAGAATGATGTTGACCAAGCGACGTAATATTCGCTTAGATGTTTACCGTCCCATTTTGATCCAATAGAATCACAACTATCACCCACCAATTTTAAATCATATTTATCACACAATTCTTTCAAGTAATCCATATCAGGAGCATTACCAAGAACAGGAGAAACAAAAATTGCTTTAGTTTTAGGTGTTATTTTTTCTTCAATTTTAGTTAAGTCAAAATTTAACGTATCATATTCGATATCAATAAACACTGGTTTTAAATTGTTTTGTACTAATACTGATATTGTTGTTGGGAAACCAACGGGAGATACAATTACCTCATCCCCGTCTTCCCATCCGAAGAACTTCTTTAGTGCTGAGATTAAAACCAAATTGGCTGAACTACCCGAATTTACCATGTGAGCAAATTTAACACCAAAAAGTTTGGCAAACTCACTTTCAAATTTATGGACGTTTTCACCAGCAACAACCCATTTTCCCGTAATAAATGTTTTAATTGCTGCCATTATCTCATCCTCATCCCAATACGGTCCCGAATACAAAACTTGGTTTTTTCCAGGAACAAATGACTTATTGTAAAGGTATTTAGGTTTGTTATCTTTTAAATAGTCGTTAAGATCTGAAAGAATATCTTCGATTTTTTTCATAATATTTTTTTAAAAAAATAGTTTTTTTTTAATTAAAAATCAATAACAACCCATTCTTTATTATAGATATCTTGAGTATCTTTTGGTCCTTGTGAACCAAACCATTTATATGGTGCAATTATTGTTTTATTTTCATTGTTGTTTAAATACGATCCCCACCAACTAAATGAACTGTTTGAAATAACCACATTATCACACATAGTAATTAATGTAAAATCTAAGATTTCATTATTAAAATCCGCAAAGTAATAATTTTCAGATTTAAAATTTTCCTTTACCCATTTTATATCATCAGATACAAAAATAAAAGACCCATCTCCGATTGTTGATATCGCCTTCAAGTAGTAATCTAAATTACATACATTATGAAAGTCACTATATTTTAAGTAATCACCCCTTCTTATATGAATACAGGTTTTTTTACCTTCAATCTTTTCGTCCTTAAAAAAATTATTTACTATGGTTTTATCTTCTTCCGATATATAAAACAAATTTTTAATTTCATTTTTATGTTCTAAAAAATACTTTTCACTTTGGAAATACCCTTTTATTAAAAGTTCGTTTTGGTTTGGGATCTCACCAAAACTAAATTTTGATTCATTATATACAATCTTATGGTTTTGGTTTTCTACAGTTTTTATATTTTTAAAAATGGTCTCAGAATACTTATTGGCGGTAAATCCTTGATTTGGTGTGTAGCAATTATTTAAATCTATACCATAAGGTATTCCGTACTTTAATGATGTTCCGACAGTTGCTGCAATTTGGAACATCTGATTACCTAACCCACCCTGTAAAACACAACTAATCACTATTTTACTAATTTAGAATACGGTTGTTTATTTCTGATTCTATTTGCGTGGTTTGTCACCATCGACATATCTACTTTATGTTCATTTATTGGATTTTCAGCATTATATACATAATTTATTTCATCCATAAATCTATAGTGTTCTTCTCCTGACATTTCTAACATTGGAAACATAAAACATAAATCCCCACTCCATTGCCAATAATCCCCGTTCTCATCTCTCAAGTCTTCCTCTTTTATGTTTCTCCATAAAAATGCTCTCCAAGTTCTGATATGAGATGCTGTAAAATTAGCCAAACGAAGGTTCTCAAAATTGGTTTGTTTTGATGCAAATCCGGGTTGTCCTGTATGGTATTTAAAACTACCGTTAGCAATCCAAACATTCTCATCTTTATAGACTTCGTTTATTCTTTCGAAGACTTTAGAGTCTGGTAAGTAGTCGTCACCATCAACCTCAATTAATAACTCATCGTCAGATATGTTCGGGTTGTTTCTAATAACTTTATCAAAATTACCTGCTTGGTATAATTTCTTTTCGTTATCATCAATTAGTATAAACCTATCATCCCCCTTGATCATTTCTTTAACTAATTTAACTGAGTTGTCTGTTGACAAATCATGAGTGATATAGCATTTAAAATCTTTATGTGTTTGACCCATGATGGATGCCAAACATCTCTCCACATATTTTTCTGCGTTGTAAAATCCTGTTAATATTACCATTTTAATTTATATATTTTTTTATTATTTTGTTTGTGTAACCGTGAGTTGTTATTTTTAAATTAATAACCGCTTCGTTAATGATATCACTATTCTCTATTGTCCAATTATTTGATTGACCATCTATTAATTTATATTTAGGAACTACACCTAAAAATGTAGACATATTTTTTAATAAATCCAACACCATTATTTTTTCAACGTTAGAAACGTAAACAATATCACAAGAAACAATATCCTTACAATAGTTTACAATTTTAACTAAATCAATAACATCAATCAAAGATCTATATGTGTTTTTAAATATTACTATTTCTTCCCCATTAATTAAAGATTGTTTTAAATAATTTACAAGATTGTTTTTATTCCCACCTTTACCTATAATTTGAGGCACTCTAAAAATAATATAGTCTTTTGAGTTTTTTTTAACGATATCCTCCACTTCTAATTTATGGTGGTAATATCTATTGTCTTGTACACCGGTTAAAATACTACTAAAATACAAAAGTTTTAACCCCTTATTTTCTGATATAGTTTTCAGTAAAAGAGTTTTTTCACGATTAAAATCTTCTTCGTTTGTTTTTTTAGAATCGGAGACCCCTGACACAAAAACAATAAATTTTTTATGATCAAAAGATTCTTCTATGAACCCATTAGCAAGTAAACCGTTACCAACAATCATTTTTTAATCTATTACTTTAAGTCTTTTACTCACATATAACTTGTAATCCGTAATAATTTCGTCAACAGTAAACAAATAATACGTACCAAATCCATTCTGTTTGTTAAACTGACTTAATCTCTCACCTCTAATTTTATTTTTTAAAATGTAGTCTTCTAAACCTAAAAACTTATAATGTAACATTTTTAAAGATGGGTCCGAATATGCCCTAACATTTCCTTTTGGATTGGCATAATGTGCACCAAAACTATAATTAACCTCTGTTATATTATTACAATCAAACATCATTGGTTTATCCAAGACCGGTGTCCTAACCCCTTCTTTTACTAAATCAAAAACGTTTTGGTTGGCGGATAAATTAAAATCTTCATCCGCAATCATATGATAACCTTCAGGTTTAAAAAATGTAATACCATTTTTATATGATTGTATTAAAAATTCTACCATGTTTTCGTGATATAAAAACTCATCAGTATCACCTAATATAACATAGTCCGCATGACCCTTACTTTTTTTCCATACGTTATTCTTAACTAAAATGTTTGCGTTATCGTTAAACTCTCCATCAGAATCAAACGTACTAAATTCTGTATTACTAAATGACTCAACAATTTTTTTACTGTTGTCTGTTGAATGGTTATCTATTATGTATATTTTTTCACAGAATTGTGAGTAATACCTAATAAGATGAGGTAATATGTTTTCTTCGTTATAACATAAAAAATATGCGTGAACTATCGGTTTTCTCATACGTTTAAAATTTTTCTCCATTTATCAACAATATCTTGATTCGTTATAAAAGTATTATCGTGATCTGTTGCGAAATTACCTTTAAAGGTTGTTCCCGTACTTTCACATTCATCTTTAACAAGTGACGCAACCTCACTTTTAGATGATAGGTAAACAAACTCAACCATATCATACATTTTTTGTTTGTCAGATATAAATCCATACTCAATAACTTTATCGTTATCGATTAATGGTTTTACCTCTGTATTATAATAGTTTTGATCAGTAACGTTACCAAATAAGTAAACCTTACTAACACCGTCACTTAACGCTCTTTGTATCGATATGTGTGTCTGTTTGTTAATGTCTATTGATCCAACAATACCAGCAACACCCTTAGTGATTTCTAATTTTTCATTTTTCAATAAAGGTTCTCTTAGGTTTGCAATTACCTGATATTTTCCTTTATATTTTTCGTGGTAATTTCGATGTTTTTCATTTAAAAAAACAACCTCATCCCAGAATTGTCTAATATTACCAACCTCAAATAGGTTTTTTTCGTGACACGAAAGTATAACCTTTTTAACATCAGGTCTTGATCCTAAATTTAAAAAATGAACAATAACTGTATCGTCCTTTTCTAATTTAAAGTTGTTATCCAATAAACCTGATTTACATTTGTCCAAATGCCATTGATGGGGACCATAAAACGTACAATCAATACCGTTTTTATTTAATTCGTTTGTTAAGTTAATAAAGGCAAACGTTGACCCACCTTTTTCCGAATATCCTGAAACTATCTTAACCATTTAAAAATTCTTTATAGTCGTTTATTATTTCTTCTTCTGAAATGTAATTTTTATCTTTATAAAAGATGTCAGCGTTAGGGTATAAAGACCTAACCATAGTTTTTAAATCACCATCAATAATGTGTATTAAATCGTAATTTAGTTCTTGTAGTTTATATAGTTTGTTAACTTCCGATTTCACAAATCCGTCATTAGTGTTAAACCCCCAACTACCATCACCTAATTTGAACCCACACGGTTCGTACATTTTATAAGACCCGATACTTTTTGATTTAAGTTTTTTTATTATTTTTTCGTCTTCCAATTCTCCACAAAAACCAACAGACAAGTTTAATTTTTTAAGGTGATTTAATACTTGTTCTGATTGATAATAGTCTTTACCAAAAACCAAAACCCTTAAATCACAATTTTTTTCTATTTTTCTTTTAACCTTAACTGGTAATACGTCTTTATATTTTTCGGCAAATATTTCCCTATTTTTTTCCCACTGATCGTTAGTTTGACCTATCGATTTGTGTGTTACTCTAACGTCGTACATAACACCAATCTTAACTCCCTCAATAAAATTTCTAAACGAAAAGTCAACATCGTAAAAATGAAACCCACCGATCTCATCATTAAATGGTTTTTTAATGTTTTTCTTGTTGATCGAAATAAGAAGTCCGTCAACCAAAACCACATCATCTAATTGGTTTCCTTTACTAACAGAATATTTGGACTCCCACTTTTTTCCTTCGTGTTCGTGATTAACTATCCCTTTCATTTTTGAAAAGTCTTCCCACCATTTTGCTGATTTTGGCATACTGGTGGTTCCTGCTAATCCTATGATCCCATAATTCCCATTTCTTTTAAAATGGTTTAATATTTTTTGACCCCAATTCTTAGAATCAAAATATATGTCGTCGTGACATAAGATAACAATATCGTTTTTTGATTGGTTTAAAATCTTATTGTAAGTTTCAGTTAAAGAATACTCACCATTATTTTCAATGGGAATAACCTCTGTGTTTGGTATGCCAGAGGTCTTCTTTAACATTTCAACGAATGCATTATCTATTTTTCTTGTGGAAAATCCTATTGTAATCATATTCCTGTGCTTCCAAATCCATTATTATTACGATCCTTTTCACCAATCTCTTCCACCTTAACTAAGTCAACCCATTTCCCATTAACAACAGGACAAAGAACTGCTTGTGCAATTTTTTGACCTTTTTCTATTTTAATTCTTTCGTTTGTTGTATTGAAGATAATAACTTTAATTTCTCCCTGGTATCCACTATCAACAGTTCCTGGTGAGTTTAATACCATCAATCCTTGATTTAATGCTAAACCACTTTTAGATCTAACTTGGATTTCATAACCATCAGGAATGTCGAACCTTAATCCTGTCGGTATTAATTTTCTATCGTTAGCCTGAACCCATAATTCTTCCGTAGATCTTAAATCAAATCCTGAGTCGGAACCGTAAGCATATTCGGGTTCTTTATTGTCAGAATCACTTGTATAATTTAACGTTAGTTTTGTCTCAAACTGTTTTTCAAATTGTTCGTTAAGTTGGTTAAAATCAATCCCTAACGAATTTAAAAACCCTTCTGAGTCCTCCATGTCTAAACCTGAACCTGTCGACTGTAATTTTCGTAATACTTCAACTTGGTTTCTTAAATTTTCTAAATCTTCCATTATTTTAATTCTTTTAATTTTTTTATGAATTGTATTAATACATCAACATCTTTTTCGCAATATTCAGCAATTTCTGATAGTCTATTACCGCTCCAATATGCTTCGTGAACCATACCACCATTTATATCTCCATCTTTAGGTGTTAGTATATCTAATGTCGCACAAACCAAATCTAAAGATCCGATAGCGGTATATGATCCATATTGCCAAATTTCTTTTGTGTCGATAGCTTTAACTTCCCAAGGCTTGGTGTCGTAAGATGGTAATAACTTAGACGGTAAAATTCCGTTTATTATCATTCTTTTTGCCAACATAGGAATATCAAAGTTCTTTAAGTTATGACCACAAAGATAAAAATCTAACTTTTGACATCTGTCAAGTAAGTTTCTAACCTGAAGTAGCAACTCTTTTTCGTCGTCACCTGAAAAGGTTTGTTTTTTTACTTCTCCATTTTCCATAACAAAAGCCATCGACACACAAACGATCTTTGCGAACTCAGGAACAAGTGCTGTACGTTTTGAATATACATCATTCATTTTTTGAAGTTCTTCCTCCAACCCATCGGTTTCATAATTGTCTTCAGGAAATCTTTTTAAAAACCAATCAAAATATTTAACAAATTGTTCGGCAATTTTTGGATTACTTTCTTGACATGTTGACCAATCTTTACAAACACCGACCGTTTCAATGTCTAAGAATAAAATTTTTGTTATAGGTATGTTTATCATTTTACTAAGGATTTATATAATTCTGCTCTATCTTTTGTTACTTTATTTAAATCATAGGTATCTTTAACTGTCTCATAAAGACGTTGACCTAAATCGTATGCCCAATTAGGGTTCTCGATTAATTTTTTCATATATTTTGACCAATCACCATTTCTAACCTCATCAACTAAAAGTGCGTTCCCATCAACAAAGTTACCGTTTTGTAATGAATGTTTCAAGTCGATCGTATAAGGACCCACGTTTGAGGCGATAATCGCTTTCTTATAGAACCCAGCTTCAATTACTTTTAGTTGTGATTTTACTCTATTAAAGATATGGTTTTTGATTGGTGCAAGTGATACATCAAACCATCTGTAGTTTGTTGCGTAAGTTGTAACGGGTTTTGTCCATACACGGTTATAAAATGGTAGCACATCTGAAACGTAACTCTCATCTTTAAACTTCATTAAATATTCTTTATGTTTTGGGTCGACCATGTTATATCTGTCCGTAAAGATTTCTTCGTAACGAGCCCAAACAGTTTCTTCAGGTTTAATCTCTCTTTGTTTTTGTTCTCCTGTTTGTTGATTAATTTCTGTAACAGTACCTCTTGTATCAAAACCACAAAGATACATACTAAAATTATCTTTTAATGGTTTTAATTTATTAATTGTGCCATCTAATAATTTAAGATCATGTAAGTGAGACGACCCACCTAACCACCCAAACCTTAATTTATCTGAAGGTAACGTTTCTGCTTGGAATTGTGGTTCTTTTGGATTAATCGCATTTGGTAGTATATATACGTTTTTATTATATTTACTAATTTCTGTTGCGAATATGGACGTTGTTGTAATAACATGATTAGCAACTTTCATATTAGCCAATATTTTCTCATGTAGTTTATTTTGAATAACCAATTGATGAACAGGATGTTCTTTAGTTGGTAACCAATAGTCATCTAAATCCATAATGGTAACAATACCCATACTATTTAGGTTTTGTATTATGGTTGGTGCTTGGTTATAATCTTGACCAATAGATCTATGAAAATGTACGATGTCGTATTGTTTCCAATAGTTAACATCATTTATTCTTGGTTCGTAATCAATGTCTACGTGAAAATCATCTGAATGATTATTTTGTAACATAACATGGGGGTCAATAGACCTGAATTTTCCTACTCCCGTTTTATCACTTGGGAGAACTAATACTTTAATTTTACTCATATAAAAAATTATTTAAGTAAAATATAACCAATATAAAACAAAAAATCCACCCTTTTAAGGTGGATTACGATACTAATAGAAAATATTATTTTTCAAATTTTTTAACCTTTGTTACTTTACCGATAAACAAAGTGTTACCAACCTTAAATTGGATTGTTTCGTTAGTGTTTGTTGTTGATTCTACAACCATACCCGATTGTTTTAACTCTTCTCTAACCACATCTCTTACTGTATCTCTAACCACGTCTCTAATCATAGATTTAATTTCGTTTATACTAATGTTAGAGGTATTGTGATTTGTTTTATCATCTCCGACATTAATATTCTCCGATACATTTTTATTTGGTAAATCCGATATTTTAGTTTTACCCATATTCATTAATCTTTGGGCTCCTTGTATTACCTCTTCAGATATTGCGGTTGATGATCCAAGACTACTTGGTTGAACTATTGGTTGTTCAATCATAAGCGCTTTAATCTCATCAGGAAGTTTTGAGTTCATTATTCTTGATTGATCCAAAGGTTGTGTTGGATCAGAATATTGTTTTGGTTGTGACTCTTCTTGTAAAAGACCTTCCGGTAAATTATAATTGGCCGGAACTGAATCAAAATTTTCAACCATAGGTGATGTTGGTCTAGTATCTCCTCTTTTAATTTCACCATGTCTCTCCATGATTTTTTTAGAGACTGCTAGTCTTTGCATTAAATCCATTTCATTATTCATATTATGCTAAATTTTCTTCATTGCCAAAGGTGGCGTTTAATAGAACCCTCGTCATAGTTTTATCCCCATTAGGGTTATAACCTGGCCTCATATCTACAAAATTATCTATTGTTGGTTTATATGTAAAGATTTTATCCAATCTAAATAACCTCCAACCAGGAAGAAAGTTTGATTTGTTTTTCGCACTCCACGACGATCCTTCACTTTCCCATGCCCTTAACACTAAATTGCCTTTTTTACTATAACCTAAACAAACGGGCTCTATTGTTCTATACCCTTTACCACCATTATCGTTTCCATCATAATAAATTACAATGACTTTTTTATCACGAATACTATTCTGTACGTCGCCAAGAGCTGCCGCTTCAGTAATTAATCCACTAAGTGAGTTTAATAGTTTCACGCTACGTTATAATATGGGTTATTGGTTGAATATTTATTCACTTTCAAATCGTCCTTTCTTTCATGAATATCTGTAGATGTTCCAGCATTATTATTGTAAACATCAAGATCTCCACCGGTACCTCTACCGATCTTATCTCCGTTAGCGTTAGCGTCTGGATGTACTGTTGAGTATTGATTGGTCGTTTTAAAATCATTTCTAGCAAATAACTTTCTTCTTTGTTCTTCAGCAACTGTAGATAATGGATTATCCGGTTGAGAAAATTCTAATTTGTCTGATTGTGTAGCCATTTATAAAAAATTTATTAGTTTATTTATTTTATTTATTTCTTCTTTTAATGAGTCGACGGTTGTTGTGTGTTTGTCGTTCAAATTAAAAGAGTTTTTTTCGTGTGAAGATAAAAATTGGTTTTGCATACCCGAATCTGCCTTTAATTTTTTTGAAGATTTAGTGTCTCCTCTCCATACCCTTAGTACTTCATCACACCAATTTTTCATTCTATCACCACCATTTAAAATGAATGGTGCGTCTTCTTTATTACCACCATACCCATCAAACCAATTTTTCACTCGTTTTATTTGTTGGTAGGTAATTTGTTTTTTTTGTCTTAATTCTTGATTTCTTTTATATCCTTCAGTGTTTGTGTCACCATCGGTTGACCCAAAACAATCCGCAAGATGTTTTATAAGACTATCAGGGATTATTGCAATATTATTATATAGTTTAGAGTTCATCTTTAAATAATGATAATAGTTGTTTTGTTGACAAACCTTGTTTTTTTGCCATATTTTTAAGTGCGTTTATATTCCTAATTAAGATAGGGTTTAAATCTTTATCCGAACCGTCTTTATCTAACACAATATCTTCACCTAAACTCTCACTTTCATCAATACCTTTTTCTTTTAAAATGAGTCTGTCTATAAAGTTTTTTTTCTTTTTAATATTTTTTGGTGTTCTTTTATGTAAATTTGGTTTTTTTCCTTGTTGTATAGCTCTTTCTATTGCCGCATCTTTATCTAACCCTAATTCTTTTTGATAATGTTTAACGGTATCGTTGTAGTCCATAAACATGGTATCCTCAAAACCAAATGCGTCACCCATGTCCTCTTCTTTTATTTCACCTTCACCATAATACCCATACCAACCTCTTAATAGTGGGTCTCTTGGAGTTCTGGTTTGACGCACAATTTTATCGGTGATTGATGGGTTATCTTTCATGCCAGAACTTGCAGGATCTAATATTGGGGTTGCGTTTGATAACCAAGTCCCATCATCATCAACTAATTCCGTTACCTCAGTTTCTTTTCCTTTAGTTTCTTTTTTTGTTTTTTCTTTAAAGGTTTTCATATCCTTACACGGCATATATATTTTTTTGTCGTCCTCATTGTGAGAGTGAGATCCAGCACAACCTAAAGTTTTTGAGACCCTTTCTGCACGTTCCTTTGTTGAATATTTATAAGTTTTCATTCAGGCTTTTACCTATAAATACATCAATTAAAGTATTTATCATAAAAAAGAATGCCAAGTCAAAATTTAAATTCTTATTATTACCCAAAATATTCAATGAAGTTGGACTACGGTCAATATTTTGATCTAACTTTAGCTTCGGATGAAAGAAGTTATGACGAAGAGGTTGTGTTCTCAACCAAATTAATTGGAGAGGATGATGGGAATAGGTTACCAATATTTATTGATTTAAATAATTCTGGTACAACCATACAACCAATATTAAATTATGGTGACTACATTTCCGGAAACACATTTGTTTCAAAAAACTTTTATAACCCAAAAAATTTAGACTACAGTTGTTATACCGCATATACAGGAATTTGTGATGTTGGTCTTGTTGCTACCGATAATGGGTTGTTTACAAAAATGTCAGGAGAAACTTTATATTATATTAAAGGTATAGATAACACCTACAAGTTTCATCCACATTATAGAGATAGTAGGTTTAAAATGCACCCCGTACGAAGTGTGGTTGAGTCACCAAACATAAAATTTTCAGGAAGACCAAAAGATAGTGTATATAATATTGTATCAAAAAGTGCTAGTACCGTTGGTTACTATCAAGAATTATATGGGGGATTCTATCAGGGGTTTTATAAATTAAACGGATACGACTATGAGGTATTTCCAGAAAGAGTAAATAAGGGTTGGTCTGTCGAAATGATGTTAAAACCAAGAACATTCGAAGAGTATTCTTTAAACCCTATCACCGAACAGTATTTAAATGATATATACCCATCGAATGCCGGTACGTTCTTTTATTTTGGTACACGATCGGAGAATAAATATTATCACGAAGCCAACGGATCTCCATCATCTGACTCAGGTTACACTAGAATCACAAGTGGATTGACGTGTATTGAGTCTTGTGCTTGTTCAAATACGGGAGTTACAAACGCAAATTGTATTCACGTTTACCCTAACAACGGATTTACTACGGTACACAATCTTGAATGTAATTGTGGGTGTGCAAGTACAGACATCGTACCGCTACCAGAAACCGATCCAAAATTTGATGTCTTGTCAAGTGCAATATCTTTAAGGTTTGATGGTTGTCCCGAAAACCCAAGTATTGCTGTAAAATATTTAAAAATCACAGGAGACTGCGTAACAACAGGGAGTTGTGAAACAACAGGGGTGACTTTCCAAACGGGATACACAATAACTGAAGTGATATCACAACCAATATATGATTTATGTGGGTTTGATTGTAACGATACCACCGAAGAAAGGTGGGTTATGATTAGTGCGGTCTTTGAAAGGTATCGATATTTGGAGGATTGTGACTTAGGAAATTTAGGGGGACTTAATGATTTAAGGGTCGTTACAACGCAATCATCAATAGATGGTCAGTCATTTAAACTTATAGGTCCACCTGAAACACATTCAGGATCAACACCTGAACCAAAAGTACATAAGATTAGGTTTGACAGAAAATGGTTCGACGAATTGGGTTATAGGTTAGGTACATTAAAATTATACGTTAACGGGTATTTGTTTTTAGTTATTGAAGATTTTGAAGAAATTATACCAAGAGAATTAAATACAGAAAAAGAAAAACAGGTTGGTGTACCATTTAACGTGTCGTTTGGTGGAGGGACTCAAGGATTACATGACCATTTAATTTTTTCTGGTTGTTCAAATCCGTACGGACCATATAGACAAGATCCCGAACTATTTCCAAATAACATATTAAGTGCAACCACCTTGTCGGGAATTTCAACAAATATATTATTAGAACAGAATTTTGGTGGAACTTTTATGGGTGGGATATCTCAATTTAGAATGTATGTAGAACCTTTAAGTTCACCACAAATACAACATAACTTTAGAATATTAAAAGATAAATTTAATTTACTTAATTTTTGGTGTCCTAATTGCCTTTGTACCAACGAATACATTGATGGTGATTACATTGAATGTGGTTATTTTGAATAAACACTATATTTATTAAATAAAAAATGAGTTTAGTTACAAGACAATATGGACCTGACGCTAAGGGGTCAAAATTAACCAATTTAGATATGGATAATAATTTATATTATCTACAATCTTTAGGTGTGTCTGGAATGACGTTTTCCGCAAATACTCTTACACTCACAAACCCTACCGGTGGTATAATCGCAAATGCTTTAATTGATATTAATGCTGACAGTAGGTGGTATATCCCTTCAGGTAGTACAGTTGAAATTGGTTCGTATTCACAAAGTTTTGTGTATGGTGATCTATATGTTTTAGGTGAATTGATATTAAATGACAATTCTCAATTAATAATATTAAATGGTAATTTAATTTTAAGTGGTGGAACTATCACTGTTAGTGGTTCAGGACAAACCGTTTTGGTTGATTTGCCAACATTTGGCGATTTAATTACTTCAGGGACATACTCTGGAGGGACATTAACATTATCTACAAGTAACGGTACAGATGTTACGGTCAATGGTTTTTTTACCGGAAGTACTGACGTTTTTACAACAGGAGCATCTTACAATAATGGTATTATTTATTTTGATACTAACGTATCACCTTCAGCATATACTGTTAATATTAGTTCATTAACTGGAGACTCAAATACGTTTTTAACAGGAGTCACCTATGATAATTTAACAAATACAATAACTTTAACGGATAATACAAACACTACTTTTAATGCGTATATTGATTCGGTTAGCGGGCTAACAGTTAACGGTAGTTTAAGTGCAACAACATTACAAACATCAAATACATATATAGAATCAACAGGATACCTTTATTTTGGTGATGATAATACCGATGGTTCGTGGAGAATGGGAATATCAGGATCTGACTTCATAGTTGAAAAAAGGGTGAGTGGTAATTGGATAATTTCAGGAACATTTAATTAAAAAGATATGGGATTTAATACAGATATAATAAGCGCAACAACAATAAGTGGAACAACACTCTATGGTGATGGATCTAATTTAACAGGAATCTCAAGTGGTGGAGGAACATTTTCTTTAATAGGGAATTCTTTTTTAACAAATAGTGCAGTTAATGGTTCTGCTAGATACATATCTCCGTTAATGTCTCTTGGCATTACTAATACTGAATCAGCTAGATCGTTAGTGATTCCCGCCACATTAACAATTGGTAAATTCTACGTATTAACTGGCGGTGTTCAACCGTCAAGTGGTAGCCATGTTTTAACAATTAGAAAAAATGGAGTATCAACAAATATTTCTATAACCATTCCTGCAGATAGTGCTAGTGGGGTATTTTCAGATTTAGTAAATACTGAAGTATTTGCGGAGGGGGACTTATTTACAATACAAGTAGTTAATAATGCGTCTATCAGTGCAGCGGTTATTTATTCAATATCAGTAGCAAACGTATAATAATTAATAGAAATTTTTATTCAACAATGTAATATACATCATAATCTGAAACAAAAAAGAAACAAACACAAAAGTAAAGATATTTATAAATTAAAAAGACATGGGAAGAATAATACAACAAAATAATGGTAAAACCACAATCTACGTTACGGGCGAAAATTTCAATAATTTAAGTGGGACGACTGACACTTATTACGTTGGTGTCGATTCCAATACAGGGTTATTTGAAAAGAAAAATCCTGATGGATCATTTGAAGATTTTAGTGGTGGATTATTTACAGGTGGTACCGTTACTGGGTCAACTATATTTACCAACGGTTTAACTGCAAATACAATATCTGCAACAACATATCAAAATTTACCGTGTAATGTAGAATATATTACTTATTCTGAATTAGCAGGTAAAATAACAGGAGCAACACTATGTGAAGGAAAATATTACTTGATGACTGATTATCAAACGTGTTATGATCAACCAAACTTTGATTCTAATGGTTCGGCAATAACAACGGGTAACTATAAAACAGGAACAACAGAACCAATATTATTGCTAGCAATATCAACAACAGGATTTTCACCTACAGTATACTCGACATTATACCCACAAGATAAAATATCTTATGATATAACTTGGGATACAACAGAAGTGACAAGTGGTCCTGCCAAAGGTAGAATTACAGAAAGAATTGATGATAAAAATAATAGAGCCGATTATGATTTTAGAGCAGTTCAATTTATTAGATATGTTGGTTATTTTTCAGAACAATACTATGAAGGTAAAATTAATTTAGATGGTACAACCGGATTAGTTGATGGAACTGGAACAACATTTACAAATGATTTTACTGTTGGTGATATTTTTGGAGTTTATAGTCCTGGTTTTGGATTAGGTAGTTTCCAATATTATGAAATTTCATCGATAGTTAGTAATGTTGAAATGTATGTTACAGGTAGAACTTTAACGAATGCGACCAACTCCTATTATTCTTCGGGACAGAGATTACCTGATTATATGAATCCACACCAATGTAATATAACTGGTACAACTAATGATGAATTTGCGGAGTATTATACATTTAATGATGATGATAATTTTAACACATACTTGGGTGATTATGTTAATTACAATACTTTTATATTATCAAATAACGTTTTTCTCGACGGTTCATACAGAAATAACACATTCGGTGGGAATGTTGTAGGTAATACATTTGATGAAGATATGGACTCAAATATAGTTGGGCCATATTTTCAATATAATATTATAACAAATGATTTTGACAGAAATAATATAGGTTCATATTTTCAATACAACATTATTGATTGTGATATGGAATCAAATCAGATTGGTAATTATTTCGAATTTAATATGCTCGGAGATTACGATGCAGAAGATTTTGATTTTAACCGAATAGGTTCATACTTCAATAGTAATTTTTTAACGCTTAATTATGATTTTCAAAATAATAATATTGGAGATAGTTTTTATAGTAACATCATAGATAGTGATTTCCGAAACAATACTATTGTTGGTAGCTTTAATCTAAACCTATTAATTAATAACTACTTCAATGACAATATTGTAGGTAGTGATTTTCAATATAATATCATACCAACCTCTTTTTACTCAAATAATATAGGAGAGAATTTTGATAGTAATACAATAACCCAAAATTTTTATAACAATGAAATTGGTCCCGGATTTAATAATAATTCAATAAGTGGGGAAACATATAACAATAGAATCGGTGAACGATTTGAAGAGAATACAATATATGGTAATTTTAATGATAACCAAATTTTCAACGAATTTAAAGGTAATATAACGTATCAGGATTTTAGTCAAAATAGAACAGATTGGGGTTTTGGAGGAAATCAAATTAGTGGGAATTGTTTCGGTAATACCTTTGGTAGTTATATATCTAGTAATGACTTTTTGGGTGATGTTTACGAAAATACATTTAAAGGTGGCGTTTTGGGCAACACTATTGGTAATAATTTTGCTAATAACAATATCGGTTATGGTTTTAGTGGTAACATAATAGGTGAAGATTTTGGAAACGGAGGTGGCTACTCACAAGGTAATATCATAGGTAATTATTTTTATGATAATACAATAGGTGAGTATTTCTATAACAATACAATTGCTGATAATTTTTACGATAATGAAGTTGGAAATTATTTCCAATGGAATGTAATTAACACAAATATAAATGATACTTATTTTACACTTAATTACGGAAATATCACAGGATTTAGTTATACCGCCGCAGGAACAGGGGCAACTGATACTATACACACTGATTTAACTGGAACAACAAATGGACACGGTGTTAATGCAACATTTGACGTTGAGGTTTCAGGCGGAACAGTAATTGGTGTTACAGGAGCAACGGAAGGTAGATTGTATCAAAATGATGACGAACTAACAATACTTGGAACTCAAATTGGAGGTGTAACCGGAGTTATTGATGGATTCTCGAGCGATGCTGTCGGTAAATCAGGAACTACAGGAACATATGATAATGTATTTGCACAAGGTACTGGTGCGGGTGAGAACGGAAGTTTTAATATTATTGTTGTTGATGATTTAGTTGATAGTATATCATTAAGTGGTGGAGGAAGTTCATATTTGACTGGGGATGTATTAACTATTGACGGTAGTATATTTGGCGGTGTTGATGGTGTTGATGATATCACAATAACTGTTAGCACATTATATTCAGATGATGTTATTATTACAGTTACCGGAACAACTCCGACACCTTTATTTTATGAGCAGTATACAAAACAAATTTTTGAAAGAAGATTAGGTAACAAAAGAGTATCTTTTTATGATGAAGATGATATTTTAAATGTTGACTCAGTGTATGAAATCTCAGGTTATATTCCAGTGTATAGTCAATCTTTATCATTCCCTTTCAGTAGTGCGAGTTTTGAGTTTGAGTGTGATGGAAGTTATACCAATAATGGTGGAATAACCAATCAAACTGCATATACTATGACTGAATTGGTTACTTTATTTAATAGTAACTTTAGACAATTTGGTTATTTCTTTGATAATAATGATGGAACAATTGGTTTGTATATAAACCCATCATTAAAACAACAGTATTGCCCAAGTGGAACATACACAATAAATGTATTTAACGATTAAAAAATTTAAAAAATAAAATGGCAACAAAATATATTGTAAATAACGTACCGGGACAAACCATAAATGGTGATATAACCATTAATGGAAATTTAAGTGTTACGGGTGTAACAACAGGAAGTTTAGCGACTTACAAAGCACTATTAACTCAGTTAGGTTCTCAGACCGGCACTACTTTAGGTGGTTTTGGTGGTCTTAATGATGGTTTAATTATAGGTGAAACCTATACAATAACTGATTATGTTAGTGATGATGATTTTAGTAATATTGCAAATGCGTTGAGTGGGGTTGTTCTTACATATAGTTATAGTGGAACATCGGTAACTGGGGTGACCGATACATATACTTCTGGTGGTGCCACAAGTGGTGAAGGTTCTGGTATTGTGTTTGAAATTGTAGTAAACAATGATGCTTATGAATCAGTCAGTATCGTTACCATTGGTTATGGTTATGTAAGTGGTGATACAATAACGATATTGGGTACAAATGTTGGGGGTATCAGTCCAGATAACGACATAACAATAACTGTTGATAGCTCAACTACAGACAATCCAAATGAAACAGGATCTGTTTTTATCGCGACAGGAGAAATACCAGCAAATTGGAGTAACGGTTCTACTTTAGTATCTAGCGGTAATTTAGTAGTGACAGTATTAGAAAACAATTTGGGATTTGACATTGAGTGGGGTTATGATTTTGAATTCCAGCCAGGATTTTATTTGGGTTTTAATTCAACCACAGGTCCACTATATAATAATTTTAATAGAAACACAACATTCGTTTTAGGTGGTGGGACCGCAAGCCCGTTTTTTGGGCCTTTCTTATTAGAAACTTTTGTGTCCCCTATAAGTTTTAACGAAAAGGATGATTCAATTGTTGTTGCGGTTTTTGATTTAGACGTATTTGAGCCAGTTTCCGATAGTCTGTATTATTTTCCAGTAGAGATTCAAATTAAACAAGATTTAGATACCACACCAATTGTAATAAGTGGAACTATGGAATCATCGTTTCCTATTCCCACTGCTAGTATTGCTTTGTTTTGTAATGGAAATTTCATTCAATCACTTTACGGGGATGGTACAGTAAATGATATGTCAGAACTTATAACTTACTTAAACTCTGAACCAAATATGAGTTATTTGGGAACATATTCTGATGCTGGAGATGGTTTTGTAAATTTAGAAATGCCAACCAACTCAGTAAATCAATTTTGTTCTAGCGGAACATTAACGTTTGAGGTATTCAACTGTTGTGTTTAAGCTTCCGTTGACTAACTTTATAAAAATTAAAAAAATGATAAAATATATTAAAAGAAAAAGTGATAATAAGTTTCTACAATCTTTAGAAAATGATGTTTGGGTTGATAACTCAAAAGACGCTTATGAAATGACATATAAAGAATGTGTGGACACAAAAACCACATTACTTAACACATATACTTCTGAAGAAATAACTGAAGTTTTTAATATGTTTAAGAGTAAACCAATGTCAAGAGAAGAAAAAAAAGAACTACTTAATCTATTAAAAAACAAGTAATATGAGAATCTGTATATTATGTGAAGAATCTAAAGTTTCACAAGCAAGAGAAAAAATGAAAAATGATAATATCTTAAAAATAGATTTATCACCAACAGGAGAGTTACCGGCAACTCACAAATTATGTGTTATGGCTGTAACGGAAGAAAGGGCAAAACAACTTATGGATTCTGCGGAGTTAACAATAATTGAGGCAATGAACCCAAGAGAATTTTTGGTAAAACATAACCTAAAGAAAATTGGAAAATACGGAATTAAACCCTTTTAAGTTAAAAAAAAAATTCATCACAAACGATGAGTCAAATCAGATAGTTAATTGGATTGAATCTATTAACCACATTGGGAATGATTCAAACCACCATCTTACCGAACTATCCAAAGATTTAAATGGTAAGTCGTATATTTTTGACATATCAAATACACCATTAACTAATTACATATCAAAATTTCAATCAATATCGGATGTATCTAAAGACCCGTTACCTGATTTTATACATAATATAATAGATAAAATATCTAAAGAATTTAATTTTCCAAAAGAAAACGTTTTTTTACAGGCGGTTGATATGAATAAAGGTGGAAAAATAAATCCACACTATGACGCATCAATTGATGGTTATGTTAACTATAAGTGTAATATAAGTGTGTTATCGGAAGATTACAAAATTTTTATAGACGGATCGTCCCCATTAATAGAACAAAAAGACCTATACTGTTTTGAGGCATCTTTATATAAACATTGGACAGAAGAGTTTAACTCAAGACGAGTGTTTTTAAGTTTTGGATTCTTACTACCTTATGAAATTTTAAATAGGGATAAAAATGATCCGAGAGTTAGATTAAGTCAACGAATATCAAAATATTTTCAAAAATAAAATACTTATTATAAGTAATGGAATTTTTTATAAAACAAAACACAAGTTTACCCATTTTAAAAATGGATGTTATTAGAGACGGAAGAACCGACTCGTGGAAAAACTTTTATGAAATTTTGGATAATGCGAACATCCGATTCTCAATGAAAAGTGAAGACAACGGAATTCAAAAAATATTTATGCAACCGGCATACCTAACAGAAAAAGATAGAACAAATCCGGACTCACCAAGAGAATATTATATCTATTACAAATGGTCGGCAAGAGACACAAATAAAAAAGGAAGATTCATCGGAGAATTTTCGATTGTATTAGAAAACGGAGAGTTGATCGCACCAATAGTTTCAAATTTATATATCAACATCATTTGACATTTTACCATTTAACCATTATTTATTAGGTAAGGGAAATCACAATATTTTTTGTGAGCATAATAACCCAAACTTAAAATTATAGATATGGTTCCACAAGAAGAAATTGAGCGCTTTTTACACGGCGAAGACGACGAGAAATATATTGTCGCATTAGAATACGATTACAAATCAGATAAAATTTTCAAGGTAATACAAGATCCAATCAAAGGAAAACTTTTGAGGATGGATACATTCATCCCATTTGCTTGGGTTGGTGACCTTAGAACAAAAAACTTTTACAAAGGTAATAAAGACTTTCAAAAAAAGGCGATGTCTGAAAACGGCATCATCATAGAAAAATTAGAAGATAGGGGAGACGAAAGATTAAAAAATGGATTGACTTTCTTGGTCAAAACAACAAAATCATATTCAAACCTTGTGAACTTTTTTAAGGGTGGTGGTTTAGATCCGTGGGGAAGAGACAACTCAGATTGTATAACAATACTATCACCGGTAGAGCAATACTTAATCCAAAAAAGTAAAAGACTATTCAAAGGATTTGATGAATATGATGAGATCCACAGGTTTGTATTCGATATTGAGACCACAGGTTTAGATCCCAAGACAAGTAAAATGTTCTTGATTGGAATGAAAGACAACCGTGGCTTCTTAAAATTATTATCAGCACAAAACGAAGATGAAGAACGACAAATGATCATTGAGTTTTTCAAAACCATTGACGAATTAAAGCCGTCACTTATCGGTGGTTACAACTCAGCATTCTTTGACTTTCCGTTTATTTTAAAACGTGCGGAAATTTTAAAGTTAAACATTAAAAAAATATCAAAAACGTTAAAGGCAGATCAACCATTAAAACAAAAAGACGGAATTTTAAAGTTGGCAAATGAGATGGAACCTTATGTTCAAACTCAAATGTGGGGGTATAATATTGTGGATATTGCTCATGCGGTTCGTAGAGCACAAGCAATTAATTCCGACATTAAGAGTTGGTCTTTGAAGTATATCACCAAATTTATTGAGGCAGAAAAAGAAAATCGTGTTTATGTTGAGGGAGATAAAATCGGAAAGATTTATTTTGACAATGAGGATTATTGGATGAATAAAGAAAACGGCAACTATAAAAAAATAGGTATCAACGAAAAGATAGATGAAGTTTGTTCAAGGAGAACTGATATATATGTGAAAACTAACGGTTCAAAAATTATTGAGGACTACCTTGATGATGACCTTTATGAAACTATGATTGTTGACGAACAGTTCAATCAAGCTAACTTCTTACTTTCCAAACTGGTACCAACCACCTATGAACGACTCTCAACGATGGGTACTGCAACATTATGGAAAATGATTATGTGTTCGTGGTCTTATAAAAACAATTTGGCACTACCTAAAAAGAAAGAGAAAAGAAAATTTACAGGAGGTCTTTCTCGTTTGGTTCAGGTTGGTTACTCAAGGAAGGTATTAAAACTTGACTACTCGTCACTATACCCCTCCATTCAGTTAGTTCACGACGTATTTCCTGCTTGTGATGTAACAGGAGCAATGAAAAGTATGTTAAAGTACTTTAGAGATACTCGTATAAAATATAAAAATTTAGCAAGTGAATTTAAAAAAACGGATCCGAAACTTTCAGTCTCATATGACAGAAAACAATTACCAATCAAAATCTTTATCAACGCATTCTTTGGATCTCTCTCAGCACCTCACGTATTTCCATGGGGAGACATTGACATGGGAGAACAGATTACGTGCACAGGAAGACAATATTTACGACAGATGATTATGTATTTTATGACGAGAGGGTATGTCCCACTGGTGATGGATACGGATGGGGTCAACTTTGAGACCCCTGTAGATAGAGAAAACTATACCTATGTAGGTAAAGGACTTAACGGGTTAGTTAAGGAGGGTGAAACCTACGTAGGTGCTGAAGCCGATGTTGCAGAATACAATGATCTATTTATGAGAAACGAGATGGGTCTTGATATTGATGGTGTATGGCCTGCAACCATTAACGTGGCTCGTAAGAACTATGCACTACTCACAGATAAAGGTAAAGTTAAACTTACGGGTAACTCAATTAAATCTAAAAAACTTCAAACGTATGTTGCAGAATTTTTAGATAAAGGGTTAAGAATGTTACTTGACGGTAAGGGTGGTGAGTTTTTAGATTTCTATTATGAGTATGTAAGTAAAATTTACAACAAAGAAATACCTTTAGCAAAAATGGCAAACAAGGCTCGTGTTAAACAATCAATTGACGATTATAAAGTACACATCACAAAAAAAACAATTTCGGGTAGTTTAATGTCAAGGCAGGCTCATATGGAACTTTTAATGAATGCTGGTAAAAAACCAGGTTTAGGTGATACTATTTATTATGTTAATAATGGTGAAAAGAAATCACACGGTGATGTTCAGAAAAAAACAACAAAGATGACTAAAAAACAAATCGAGGATTATACAAAAATTCACGGGGGCGTACCACCTGAAATGTTATCAAAAAGTGAGGTTATCTTAAATTGTTATTTAATTGATGAAAAGGAAATAGAAAATAATCCTGACTTATTAGGTGATTATAACGTAGCAAGAGCGTTAGCAGCATTTAATAAAAGAATTGAACCCTTACTTGTGGTATATAACCCTGACATTAGAAAAGACATCTTAATTGAGAACCCAATATATCAACCAATCTTTACGAAGTCACAAACAGAATTAGGTCGCGGATATCCAATGAAAGAAAAGGATCAAGATAATTTAGATGAGGTCTTAACTTTATCTGATATGGAGATTGTATTTTGGCAAACAGTGGGTATTGATCCATACTATATGTATATTGACAATACTTTGGATCTTGTTGAGAAAAGTAGAGTTGATCACAATAGAAAACTAATGTTGGAGAATAAAGTTAAAAAGTCAGTTGATGTTGATGACCTTTATGAATTTGATGAAGATGGGGATTTAATGTCTTTAGTTTTTGACTAAGAGTTTTTTAGTCCGTCACTAGAAAGAATATACCAATGATCACCAATTTTTCTAAACTCCACACACGAACCTTTAGTTAATTCTACTTCATTGTATTCTTCGTCTATTAGGTCGTTAGATGAAACTAAAACATTTGTAAGTGCTTTTATCACGACGTGGTCGGTAGTTTTAGAGTCTAAAAATAAATTACATTTCTCAACCTCTTTTACCACAATTGCCGACTCACCATTCGTTTTATATTCTTCGTTTGTAACGATAGATAACTCCGATGTTTTTATTTCAACGCCGTTTATAATTTTTTTTGAAGATAAACTTCTGAATATTGCCATAAAAAATTTATATAATAGTATACGGACTGTTAAAAGGTCTGAACTTTAATAACTTGTTTAAGTTTTCTGCCTGTAATGCTTTTGCCTCCATCATTTTATCTGGTCTCAATCTTTCAAGTCTTGTTTTAAGTTCTTCCCATAATAATGTTTTCTCATCTTTTGCTTCAGATTGAAGTGTTGTATACTCCAAAGTTAACTCACTATCGGGAGTTTTAAGGTTACCACTATATTTACCTCTAACTCTTGCCAACGTTTCTTTACAATAAGCGGTAAACCATCTTCTAACCCAAGTTCTTGACGGGTTATTTAATTTATCCCATCGTAATCTTTCTAATGGAACATCTGAAGGTAATCGTACTACATCAGGGTTTTTAGATAAACAATCTTCTCTATCGAAAGTATCATAATACCAATACCATACCTTATGGTCGTTTCTTTTCATATTACCAAAATCAAATTTACCTCCAGGTACATTGTAAAGGTGTATCGCTTTTTTACCTTCTGGTAGTGCGGTAACTCTATATGTTAAATCACCTGAAATAATTCTTCTTTTAATATTAATGTCCGACATTCTTAAAAGTATGTCAGCAGCAGGAGTAATAAAATAGTTACCCGAAGTACCCATTTGTGAGAACCCCGCACCACCACCTAAACCAATTCCACCGAACCCACCGAACCCACCCATAAAAGGGTCAAAATATGCTGCGTCTAACTCAGATCTTGAAAACCATAAAAGTTCGTTTAATTCTCTACCTGCAGGTATTTCGTATATTTGTTGGTTAGGAACCAAATCTATATAATCTTTTTTCAAAACGTAATCACCACCAGCCTGTAACCCTACGATCTTAGAATAGGAGTAAGTGTATTGCGTTTCCCAATCCAAACTTCTGGTTGTTAGTGCTCGTGTAACTGATTGCTCATCTAAATTTAGACCATACACTGAAGTCCATTGTGCTTCAATTAACCAATCTTGTATGTGTTGTTCGTAATCTTCGATTGATAACTCTAAAAGGGAATCTAATTGATCGTCATCAAGTTCAACAGAACGTAGTGGGGCACCTAATAGATTTTTAATCCTTCTATAAAGTGCCTCTCTTTCAGGACCGGTAATTATAACAGTTGTTGCCATAGGTACTTATTTTATATATAAATATCTAACTATTTTGATTTGTTTAATTCTATTCTTGTTAGATATTGATCGTTCACAAATTCCCAATTTACAACCTTCCAAAAATTTTTAACATATTCGTCTCTTTTATTTTTGTATTTTAAATAGTAAGCGTGTTCCCATACGTCTAAACCTAAGATCGGATATCCCCTTTCTTTTTCTGTATTCATTAGGGGGTTGTCTTGATTTGCGGTGGAAACAATTTTTAATCTATTGTTGTCGGTCAAGATTAACCAAACCCAACCAGATCCAAATCGACTTTTTGATTCCTCCTCAAACTTCTCTTTAAATTTTTCAAACGAACCAAAGTTTTTATCAATTTCTTTTTTAATCGGATCTTTAACTGTTTGTTTTTTTGGACTTAACATTTTCCAAAATAATGCGTGATTAAATGCCCCACCACCATTATTTTTAACTTTATTGTTAAACTTTGATATTTTTATTATAATTTCTTCTAAGTCTATATCCTTACCTTTAACCTTTTCTAACTCGGCGTTTAGTTTATCAACATACCCTTTATAGTGTTTTGTGTAGTGAGTTTTCATCGTCTCAGAATCTACAAAAGTTGTTAAAGAATTATAATCGTATGGTAGTTTTTCCATACTTATTTTTTTTATTTCAGAAATAATTGATTCGTTTAAAAATGAGGTATGGTTTAATTTACTCTCGATTAAATCTATTCTTTGATTAATTTTTTTAAATATCATACTAATAAATATCACCTACCATTAGAAATTATCTTTAACATTTCCTCTATCGAAGATGCCTCATCTAATAATAGATCATCCCCCATAACTGTGGATATTATTTTTTTCTTTCTATTTAAGATGTCGTATATCGCACCCTCTATTGTGTTTTCAAAAAGGGGATAGTAAACTGATGTTGAATTTTTTTGTCCAATTCTATGAGACCTATCTTCTGCTTGAGCGTGTTCTGCCGGTACAAACGACAAATCATTCATAATAACCGCTTCGGCCGATGTTAAAGTAATACCAACACCCGCAGCTTTTAGGTTACCAATAAACACTTTAATTTTATCGTTTTCTTGAAAATCATCCACAGATTTTTGTCGATGAGGTTTTGAACAAGACCCATCTAAATAAACCGCACTTTTTCCAAAATGGTCATAAATTGTCCGTAACGTATCTGTAAAGTTTGTAAATATGATAACTTTTTTACCTTGTTCAATAATATTCTCAGCCAACTCAATAGTGTTTTTAACTTTTTCTTCGGCAATAACTTTTCTAACTTTCATTAATTTACCAAATTGGATGGTTAATGATCCGGATTCGTTAGGGTTTTTGTCGTACCAATCATAGTATTCACCCATGAGTTCTTCATAGTCTTTAGACTTTAATCTTAAATAAACAGGTGTAATAATTTTATCGGGTAAATCTAAAACGTCTTCTTTTAGTCTCCTAAGAATGTGTGATTGCGTTCGTTCTCTTAGTTCATCTAAGTTTGATGCTCCCGTAACATTCCAAATTTTTCTATTACCCACAACGAATTGAAACCCATTACAATATCTTTTTGCGTAAGCCATCCAATTTGCTGCGACAGGACTCTCAACTAAACTCAAAAGATTAAAATAGTTCATCGGTCTTGAGGTCATTGGTGTTCCCGTCAATAACCAAACCCTATCAATTTTATCACATAGATCATTAACAATTTTTGTTCTTTGTGCTTGGGGGTTTGATATCATATGAGCCTCATCCATAATAACCAAATCAAATTTTGCATTTAAAATTGTTGATTCGTCTTTCTTTTTTGGATCGTGAAAGTTTTTTAAAATATCGTAATTAATTATTACAAATTCGTGTTCATTTGAAAATTTCTTACCTTCTGCGATATAAACGGTTCTATCTGAATAGTTTTCAATTTCACGTTGCCAATTTATTTTTAAAGATGCGGGACATACTATTAATATTTTTTTTATTTTTGTTTCAAGTGCGGCTATAATAGTACTGGTAGTCTTACCAAGACCCATATCATCAGCCAATATATATTTTTTGTTACCCACCAACTTAGTAATTGCTTCTTTTTGGTGTTCCATTGGAAGTCTATGGTTGTATTTGGTGTAATCAACAATAATGTTTTTCACTTCGTTATCTTTTATAAGTGCGGATTTTGGTAACCAAAAGTCGTGTACGGTGTCACCACTAAATATCTTACCCCATATATGATATGATTTATCTTTCTCAACCAAAAGTTTCTCAACATAAATCTCTGTCGGTTCTTTGGTATACATTTTTTCTTCCATCATTTTTTTACCAAAATACGAATCGAGTTTGACCCATTTTTTTGCGACCTTTGGTGTACGACCGTGAAAATTTATAATGTATTCCGCTTGAGACCTGGTAGGTGTAAACGATTTACTATTTTGTTTTTTGTGTTTTAAATTTAGGATATAGTTATTTGATCCTTCATATTCGTCAAGTAATTGAAGTGACCGTGTTTCGGGAGTTCTTGAAATTAATTCTTCCATAATAATATAAATAAAAATACTAAACAATAATAAATAATCAATCAATGTATTTATAGTTATGGCACAGAATAAAGTCCCAATTACAAGGTTAAATAAGTTTTTTTCTGAAGAAGACTTTGATTTGGATATTAATATGGGTGAGGAATGGTTACATGGGGACATGAATTTCACTTTAGTTTTATACAGAGTCGATAGACAAAGGACTGATAATGACGATGTGTATGGGGAGGCGTTAGAGGACTCGATACAATTTTTAGCTCCTGTCGAATTTAAAGGGTATGTTCAGGTGGAAGCACCTACAAATGTGGATTACGGTTCGTCAAAATTATCACAAACAGAACCAGGTAATGTCAAAGTAGGGGTTTATCAAAAACAACTTGATGAGTTAGGTATTGATATTAATTATGGTGACTATATTGGTTACTATGAAACTGAAGATAGGGTAAGATATTATTCTGTAGTAAACGACGGTAGGGTTTTTACCGATAATAAACATACATATGGCGGGTATAAAAGATTTTATCGATCAATTATTGCATCACCTGTTAACGATAACGAATTTAAAGGTATCTAATGGCTTTACCAAAAAAAATTAAAAAACACTTACCCCTTGTACCTGAAAAGGTGGGGAAAGAAAGAAGAGAAGAGTTATTGGATTTAATAACTAAAGATGGTACGTACCTACCTAAAGGGGTATTACATGCCGATTTGGACAGGGGGATTTTGGATTTTGTTAAGGATAGGTTATCTTTGTCGGTGGATGGGAAAAAAGTACCATCAATAGACAAAATTATAACAAACCAAAACTGGGCTCAATTTACCACAACTTGGAATTTTAACGATCTAGATAAAAACGTTAAACTACCTTTTGTTACAACGGTAAGAATGCCTGAAGTTAAATACGGAACCTTACAAGGTGGTCTTGCAAATATTCCAGAAAGAAGACACTTTCATTATTATACTGTTCCAACATGGGACGGTCAAAGAAAAGGTGCTGACGTTTATAAAATTCCACAACCCATTCCGGTTGATATAACATATAATATTAAATTATTTTGTAATAGAATGAGGGAATTGAATGAGTTTAATAAAATATTCATGCAGACTTTTACATCAAAACAAGCTTATATAAACGTAAAAGGACATTATCTACCGGTTATGATGGACGAAGTTTCTGACGAATCCTCTAAAGAATTAGAAAAAAGAAAATATTATATTGCCAATTATAAAATAACATTAAAGGGGTTGTTAATTGACGAAGAGGAATTCCAAGTTTCACCAGCAATTACAAGAGCACTTACAGTTATTGAGGTTGACACCAAAATTAGAAAAAGAAAGGCAAAAATAGAACCACCAAGAACAAATAATTTTAATTTAGATATTACTTTTTTAAGTGGGGTAACACAATTAAGCGAGGTATTTAACTATACTGCCGATATTGTAATCCAAAGTACAGACAACGTAACATCGTATTCCGTATACATAAATAATAATTATGTTGGTGACGATTTAAGTACAATACAAATAACTACTAACGATACTTTAAAAATTATTGTGGTTAAAAATGATAATACAAAGACCTCTACGTTAAAGTCTGTGGCGTATTTGGTTTAATTATTCTCCGTATATATCCTTTTCTTTTTGACAAGTTTTTAAAATTAACGTTTCTAAAAACTTATACAACTTTAATCCCTTTTCTTCGCAGTATTTTTTTAAAACGTCGTGAGATTCTTCTGAAATCTTTATATTCTTTATTTTTTTCATGTTAAGATAAATATTTAAAAAGGTAGAAAAAAGGTAGAATTTTTTCATACTATTAAATTTTTTATTAAAAAACCTTATGTTTTTTGCATTTAATCAAGGTATTTATATATAAAATAAAACATTAAAAACAAAAACATTTAAAAATGGCTTCATCTAACAAAGTATTTGTATCACCCGGAGTATATACTTCAGAGAGGGATTTAACATTTGTTGCACAAAGTGTGGGTGTAACAACATTAGGAATTGCTGGTGAGACTTTGCAGGGACCGGCATTTGAACCGATATTTATTACAAATTTTGACGAGTTTCAAGTGTACTTTGGGTCTACTAGTCCTGAAAAATACGTAAACACCCAAATACCTAAATACGAAACTGCTTACATCGCTAAATCTTATTTACAACAATCTAATCAACTTTTCGTAACGAGAGTTCTTGGTTTATCAGGATATGATGCGGGACCATCATGGTCTATTACAACAATGGGTAACGTTAATCCGGCAACAATATCAGCAACAGGAAATAGTGCGACTAACGTCACTTTTAACTTTACAGGTCTAACAGGAACACCATCTTCTGTACAATTTACTGTTCCTGCACCGCTTTCTTCAGTGGTAGGAGCGACTTATACAAATTTTGATAACTCAACATCAACAATATATAGTGATATCCAATCTTACATATTAAACGAAATAAACTTATTCTCAACAGGAACTGTTGGTTCTGGTACTACGGCTCAGTTTTGGGGTAGTGTTAGTGGGGGTTGTTTAAACTCAATCACTGCAGATTCTATCAATACTGTAACCGCAATTACGGAAACATACGGTGTAAGTAGTATTGATGTCGCTAACAATACATTATCAGCATCAACAAACGATCCTTGGTTCTATTCTCAATTCACATATTCACAAAATCCATCAACTGATGCATCATCATATCTTGGTTTTGGTTTTGGTATTAGTTTAGATTCAATGTCTACAGGTACAACTGCAGGTTCTTATTCAGGATCTTGTAATATTAGATTTACTAATTATTCGGGAACACCTTACTTAGAATATGATGATTTAGTTATTGCGACTTTAAGATCAAGAGGTATCTCAACATATTCGTCAACACAGGCCGGTCCAAGTTACGAAGTTTCAGGAAAATCAAACGTTGTAATGATTACTTCAGGTCAATATTCTGGCGTAACAAAAGATCCATTCCAAACGTTTCAAATTTCAGGTGTTACTCAAGACGGTGATAATTTTAGTTTTGAAACATCATTATTAAGTACGGATTCTAATTACTTGTCTAAAGTATTCGGTAGAAGTAACTTCGGAAAAGATAGAACTCAAGTACCTTTATTTGTTGAGGAGGCTTACCCATCGTTATTGACTACAGGTTATAGATCAGGAAAAATCAGAGGTTTATATAATGATTGGATCGATTTAGGTGGTGTTAGACAAAACGATAGTCAGTCAATCGCATTTTATCTTGAACAATTCCAAACACCTGAAACACCATATTTTGTTTCTGAACTTAGAGGTAATAAAGTCTATAAACTTTTCAAAACTAGATTAATCTCTGACGGTAACGCCGCTAACAGATTGGTAAAAATATCAATTGCAAATATGTCGTTTAATAATTTAACTTTCGATGTCTTTGTTAGAGATTTCTTTGATACCGATCAGAATGTTAGAGTTGTTGAAAGTTTCACTAACTGTTCTATGGATCCGTCAAATAATAACTACGTCGCTAATAAAATCGGTACATCAAACGGTGAATATCAAGTTAAGTCTAAATATATTATGTTAGACATGAGTGACGAAGCACCTATAGATGCACTACCTTGTGGTTTTGAAGGGTACAATATGAGACAATATAGTAACGCAACACCACCATTTATGGTTTATAAAACAAAATATTTACAACCAGGTGAAGTGATTTATAACCCTCCTTTTGGATCATCTAACGGTGGAGATAATCCGGTAATTTCAAATGGTGAAAACCCAAGAAGAGCTTACTTAGGTATATCTAATATTACAGGAATTGATTACGATTTCTTTGAGTATAAAGGAAAACAAGTACCGGTTAATATTGGTACAGATACTGAAGGTATTGATTGGGGTTATATGACAAAAGGTTTCCACATGGATAGTGGAGCGACTATCGTAACGATGTATAACGCACTTCTATCAGCAACAACTTCGGCATTTGAAGTGGGTGTAGGGTCGTTTAATAGTGAACCTGATGATACTAACAACCCTTATTATAGATTAAATACTCGTAAATTTACAGCATTACCTTATGGTGGATTTGACGGATGGGATATCTATAGAGAGTACAGAACAAATAATGATTCATTCGCATTAGGTCAATCAGGATATAAATACGGAGCAGAAGCATCAATCACATACCCTACGGCAACAGGATGGGGAGCGTTTAAACAAATTTCAGGACCAAACCAAGAGACTTGGGCTAACACTGACTATTACGCATACTTATGGGGTCAATCAACATTTGCAAATCCAGAAGCGGTAAACATTAATATATTTACAACTCCGGGTATTGATTATGTGAATAACCAAAATCTTGTGGAATTAGCAATTGATATGGTTGAAACAGATAGAGCGGATTCTATTTATGTGTGTACAACACCTGACTTTAATTTATTCTTACCTACGTATAATGATTTAGAAGAAGGTTTAATTTATCCTCAACAAGTTGTAGATAACTTAGAAAACACAGGTATCGACTCTAACTATACCGCAACTTATTACCCATGGGTTTTAACAAGAGATACAGTAAATAATACACAAATTTATTTACCGGGTACTGCAGAGGTAACTAAAAACTTAGCATTAACCGATAACATCGCTTTCCCTTGGTTCGCATCTGCGGGTTACACAAGAGGTATCGTAAATGCTATTAAAGCACGTAAAAAGTTAACACAAGACGATAGAGACACACTTTATAAAGGTAGAATTAATCCAATCGCAACCTTCTCTGATGTTGGTACAGTGATTTGGGGTAACAAAACTCTACAAATTAGAGAGTCTGCACTTGATAGAATCAACGTAAGACGATTGTTATTACAAGCACGTAAGTTGATTTCAGCAGTAGCGATAAGACTATTGTTTGAACAAAACGATGATAAAGTAAGACAAGACTTCTTGGATTCTGTTAACCCGATTTTGGATTCAATCAGAAGAGATCGTGGTTTAATTGATTTCCGTGTGACGGTATCAAACACTCCTGAAGATTTAGATTCAAACACTTTAACAGGTAAGATTTTCTTAAAACCAACAAGAGCGTTAGAGTATATCGACATCGAGTTTGTTATTACACCAACAGGAGCATCTTTTGATGACGTATAAATAAAAAAATAAACTAAGTGGGGAGTAGAAATATTCCCCATTTATATATTTATATTAAAAATAACACAATGAAAATCGAAAAAAAAATCATTAAAGAAAGTGTAGGTGATCAAAATATTAATAAAAAATCATTTTCTACTAAGAAACAAAACATAATAATAACTGAAGCTCAATTAGAATATATTTTATCAAAACTTAACAAGTAATGGATATTAAAAAACACATATATATACAAGTACTTAAAAAAAGAATTAATGAGGGGTTGGTCGATGATTACGAAACAAAAGAATTAAGACCTGACTTAAAGTATTATGCATTTGACTGGGACGATAACTTAATGTTTATGCCAACAAAAATAATGGTTATGTCTGAAAATGATGATGAGATCGGTATGTCAACTGAAGATTTTGCTGAACACCGAACTCAAATCGGTGTGGAACCTTTTAAATATAAAAGTGCAACAATTATTGGTTTTGCTAATGAACCGTTTAGGTTTTTCCGAGAAATGGGTGATAAAAGGTTTGTGGTCGACTCAATGACTGCACCACTTGGTCCAGCTTGGAATGACTTTGTTGAATGTATTAATGGTGGATCTATTTTTGCAATAATCACCGCTCGTGGTCACAATCCTGAAACTTTAAAAGAATCGGTTTACAATCTTATAATGTCAAACAAAAATGGTTTAAATAGAAAAAAACTTGAGGAGAGTCTTAGACAATACGATTTATTAACCTCTGAAGGGATCTCTGAAGATATTAGACCAAATAGGAACACAACCATAGAACAATATTTAAATATGTGTAAATTCCATCCGGTTTCTTATGGAAGTGGTAGTGCGGCATCTCCTGAAGAAGGAAAAAACAAAGCACTTAAAGAGTTTATTTCATATTGTAGAGATTTGGCCAAAAATTTAATACAGTTCATTTTAAAGAAGAATCCAAATATGGATCTTACCGATTTGGTTCCAAAATTTAAAAATGACGTAGCAATGGATGAACCGGTTATTAATGTTGACGAATTTGTAAATAGACACACAACTATAGGGTTTTCAGATGATGACCAAAGAAATATTGAAGCATCATCAGAATTTTTAAATAAAGAGTATGAAAAAAATCCAGTTAATTTATACTTAACTAAAGGAGGTAAAAAAACTAGATTTAATTAAGATACTAGTAAAGAAATATTACAAAATAAAAAAAAGTAAAGACAAAAAAATAAATAACACAATATTTATATAAAAAATAAAAATACTAAAAATAAGAAAACATGGCTGATTTATTAATGAAAATGCCCTTTCAATATGAACCTAAAAGAAAAAATAGGTTTATTTTAACTTTCCCTTCTTCGTTGGGGATAAACTCTTGGTATGTTGAAAGCACTTCAAGACCTAAAATAGAAATTGGATCTACAGAGATTCCTTTCTTAAATACGTCAACATATGTTGCTGGTAGATTTAAGTGGGGATCTATTGATGTTACGTTTAGAGATCCGATCGGTCCTTCGGCTTCACAAGCACTTATGGAGTGGGTTCGTTTACATGCAGAATCTGTTACAGGACGTATGGGATATGCTGCCGGTTATAAAAAAGACATCGATTTAGAAATGTTAGACCCAACAGGGGTAGCAGTTGAAAAATGGATCTTACAAGGTTGTTTCTTAACCAATGTTGATTTCGATTCATTAGGATATAGTGAAGATGGATTAATTACGGTTAAAGCTTCAATGCAACCAGATAGATGTATTTTGGTTTACTAAAACAAAATTAAAATATTTTTTAAGAACCTCACCAACAAAGTGGGGTTTTTTATTTACATAGAAAATAGTTAAAGTATTTTTATAATAAAAAAACTATGGATCAATCAGCATTATACGGACAACAAGATTTTTCTCTACCACATGACGTGGTAAGACTACCTTCTAAGGGTATATATTACACACCAAGACGAGAGTCAATTAAAGTGGGGTTTCTAACGGCTAACGATGAAAACATTTTAATGTCACAAAATAATTCGAAAGAAGGTATTATATATACATTATTAAAACAAAAAATTTACGAACCAAATTTTAATGTGGATCATCTTTTAGATGTCGATGTTTCTGCAATTTTAATATTTTTAAGAAATACCGCCTTTGGACCTGAATATAGTTATACTTTAAAGGATCCTGCAACAGATAAAACATTTGATATTACTATTATATTAGATGAGTTAAAATATATCGACTCACCTCATACTGCAGACAACGAGGGGTATTTTACAACCAAACTTCCAAAAAGTGATAAATCAATTAAAGTTAAATTATTAAATTGGGGAGAAATAAAAGAAGTTGATAAAATGGTTGAAAAATATCCAAAAGGTATGATTGCTCCTGTTGTCACAAAAAAATTAGAACAACAAATTGTTGAAATCGATGGAAACAAAGATAAAGGACAAATTTCAAATTTTATTAAAAACATGCCAATTATGGATTCAAAACATGTTAGAAAGTTTATACAGGAATGCGAACCATCAATCGATTTAAAACAAGAAGTAATAGCCCCGTCAGGAGAAAGAGTAACATTTAGTGTTACCTTTGGGGTTGACTTTTTTCGTCCTTTCTTCTCAGTATAAAAAACTACTTTTAGACGAAACCTACTATTTAACCAAACTGGCTAATTTTTCTTATTCAGATATTCTAATCATGCCGACTTTTGAACGTAAGTATTTTATGAATAAACTAACGGAGGAATATCAAAAAAAATAATTTAACCTATTTATAAGAAAAACTAACTATGCTATTTTTATTTGGAGAAGCACCAAAAGCACAATCAGATGATAAGGTTGTTGAGCAAACGACAAAAGGACAAGGAGTTATAAACCAACTCTCCACACTTACAACCGCATTAACTGAATGGGTTTTACCTAATAGTGTTGAGAATCTTAATAAGGTATTTAAAAACGTTACTGAACAACTAACAACTCAGGAAGATTCTGCTTTGGCCCTTCAAAAGACAATGGGAGGAGTATCTATTAATGCCGAAGGGTTTAGACACATACTTCAAGAATCATATCTAGAAACATTAAATATAGGAGGCACATTTAAAGACTCGGCAGAAATTGTACAGGGATTAGCTGGAGAGATGGGAAGAATTGTTAGTATATCAACGGAAGTAACAACACAATCAATACAATTTTCCAAGGCAACAAATATGACAAGCTCCGAAACCGGTAAAATGGTTGCCGAATTTAGTAAATTTGGTGGCACACAAGAACAGTCGATTGGTAAAATGTCTGAGTTAGGTAAATCCGCAAGAAAAAGTGGGTTAGATGCTAAAAGTTTTACAACTGAAGTTGCAAAAAATTTAAAACAAGCGAGTTTATTTGGTTTTAAAGGTGGTGTAAAAGACATTGAAGAAATGGTTAAAAAAACCAAACTTCTTGGTACTAGTATGGAAAAATTACAAATTAAAGGTGCTGCTGAAAAATTACTTGATCCCGAAACTGCGATGCAAACCGCTGCGAGTTTACAAATGATAGGTGGAAATATAGGTGCGTTAGGTAACCCATTCCAACTATTACACATGGGTCAAAAAGATATGAAAAAACTTACAGATGAAGTTTTAAATATGGCTAAGGCAACGTTTACATTTGATAAAGAAACGGGAGCATTCGCACAGACAACTGAAGATATGTACGCGTTAAGAGCACAAGCAGAGGCTTTAGGTATTAATTATGAAGAAACTGCAAATGCTGGTAAAGAATTGGCTAAATTGGATTTCATTAAAAGTAGTACAAAATTATCAGAAAAAATAACAGATGAGGATACTCAAAATTTAGTTGCAGGATTGGCTCAAATTAGTAAAGAAGGTACTGTTAGTATAGAACTACCAGGACTAAATAAATCTTTCTCTTCGTTGGACGATGCGTTAGCTGACCCTAAATTCATGTCTTCGTTAGAAGAATATCAAAAAAATGCGGCCTTGAGCGATAAAGACTTGACATTAAAACAAATGTCTATTGCCGAAAAACAAGCCGCGGACACTAATGTTATTAAAAATGCGGTTTTGGCTAATTTAAGTGCAACTAAAAAAGAATCAGTTTTGATGCAAAGTATTGCAGAAAATTCTGAAATGATGGGTACGGCAGGAAAATCCCTCGCAACGGGTGTTGCTGGAGAATCTGCAGATGCAATAACAGCAATAAATACCAAGGCTACAGAAGCCGCAAAAACAACAATTAATTTACTTAAAAACTTTAAACCCGGTGAGTTTGTTGATGGACTTGTTGGTGGTATTGGAAAAGAACCAGATAACGGAGGTCTTCCTAATGTTGCTGGCGATCAACAAACACCTGTTATTGAAACCAAGCCTCTTCCTAATGTTGCTGGAGATAAGACTCTTCCTACTGTTGCTGGTGGCTCAACCCCTCAACCTACACCAGTACCAGACGGACTTTTCTCCGCTGGATCCCCCCCAATGATAATGTCAAAAGGAAAAATTTATGAGGGATTAAAAGAAGATTCTGTATATGTAGGTACCGATTTTGAAAAAATATTTGAAAGAGGTAAAGCAGCAACTAACGTATTATCGGAAATGATGGCTAAAGGTGGTGCTGGTGGTTCAAATACAGAAGTTTCAGGTAAAGTGGATTTTGGTGAAATTAAGGTAAAGATAGATGCTCCTGGCGTTGATACGTCTATGTTAGATAAGGCATTAAACAGTAGACAATTCACCAACCAAATTATGTCAATGGTTGCGAATCAGAAATCTTTCTATACAAATCAAGCAACCCTACAAGGATAAAAAATATAATTCAACCTATTTATAAATAAAAATTGAATGGAAAGCCCATTATCATTTAACTCTAGTGAAAATTTTAGAAAAAAATTACTTGTAAGGAATTTAAAACCTTACAGGGTTGATGGTAATTTTGGCGATTACTCAAGCCCCGCAACATCAGAATTTAACCTAATTGATTTTTCAGTGATAGATTCACCTACCGTTGATGTGGTAGGAAACAACCAAGAAAAATATTTGTATAAACAAAACAAATATGGACCACAACAAACAAACTCAACTTACGGAGACACTATTACTATTAACAGAAACTTAAATACAAGTACAAATTATGGTGAGTACGATTTTTCTGATAGTGTTGGAAGTAAGTTAGAAACCATTGGTGACTCACAAGAAAATTTATTATACGTAAAAAATCTTTATGGTCCTACAGAATATGGTACGTCTTACGGTAACGTCGTTAATGTGAATGTAACCCTTTTAAATAATAGTAATTTAGGTAATTACGGTTACATACAAACAGTTGGATCAAAATTAGAATTAATTGGAGACACAAAAGAAACCGAACTAATTGTAAAGAACGTATATAAGCCAAACGATCAAAATAATTTTGGAGGAACGGTATGGTACATTAATAACGATAAAACCATATTTACAAACGGATCAGGACAATACTCAATTGTAGATACTGAAAATAGTGTGTTATCTCAAGTTGGTAACGTACAAGAAGTATCTCTAAGAATAAAAAACAAATACACACCAGACCAACAAGGTGATTTTGGTCCAACCAAATATACAATTAATAATGATTTAATTTTAGGGTCTAACGAGGGTGAATATAATTTTTTGGATACTGTTGGAAATAGTTTGGAAGTTATAGGTAAAGATGAAAAGATAAGACTTATAGTTAGAAATGAATACAGACCTGAAGGTGGCCAAAGTCAAACCGAAGTTTCTCCATTCACTCTAATACCTAGACCAATCGCATCTAAAGGTAATTACAATTATGGTGACACATTAAATAGTGATCTATTTTTAGAGGGTAAATTAGACAGACCACAACTTATTGGATTAAATCAATATGGACCTGATCAACCAAGAAGAGAACAACCCGTAAATCAAAATAACCAAACAAACTCAAACGAAGGTGAGTATGGGTTCCCTGATACTGTTGAAAGTCCATTAGAACTAATAGGAGAGGTCAATTTAGAACAACTAACAATTAATAGTTATAGACCCGAAACAAACAATTTAGGAATTGCTGATCCGAACATAAATTTACCTAAAAAACCAAACAAAGGAATTTATAATTTTAATGATACAATAAATAGTGAGTTACAAATCGTGGGTACTTCAAAAGAAGGACAAGCATATGGAAAAAACAAATATGTTACAGGTACAGGAACTTATGAAGTTTTAACTATTGATGATTTACAAATTAAAACAATTGGAACAGCATATGCTGATGGATTAAAAACGTTAGGGTATATACCATCAACATACACCCCATACAATATATTATTAGCCGATAACCCAACAGGGTCTAACGGTAAACTTTCACAAGATTCGGATTTGGCGAGTTTAGGTGCTAAACAACTACAAAGAGAGTTTAAACATAGAGTCGCCTTAGAACTTATATCTCAAACATTAGGTAGAGTAAACGCATTAACCTCAAGTGTTAATCCGGATAGTGGAGAAATTTCAGTAAAACCAAACTTAGATCCGTTTAATGCTATTGGAATCTTGAGTGGGACTATACCTGTATTGGCTCGGAATTATAAAATTAGTTCACCACAAGGACTTATAGGTGATGCCGTTGGGTTCGCAGCAAGACTTGCTGGTCTTTATTCACCGGTTTCTTTAATACCGGGTGAGTATTTTGATTATCCAAAAAGACGGTTATTAAATCAACTAATTGAAAATCCAATAGCTCCGTTGGTTCAGGGAGTTTTAGGGGCGATAAGAAAATTAACAGGAGCCGATAGTAAAACCTCATCCGATTTATTTGTAAATAACACATCTGAAGCAACTAAAAGTTTGTTGTATGATCAACTTTTTTATAACGAATATAGACCTGATTACCGACTAAACACTCCATTAAATCCAAATTTATTTTCACCGGCACCAAATTATTATGTCGGGACAAGAAAGGGTCAGATAACTGAATTGGTTTCTCCGATTAGTGAACAAGCACAAGATAAAAACGGTGATCCAAGTGGAGGTGCCGTTTTAAGTTATAGTAATATAGGAAAAGATTTTGAAGGACAAAAAATAACAGAAATATATACCGGATTTAACACTAGACCATACTATGATGGTTTAAATGGTGTACAAGGAGGATTGACATGGATGTCAAAAAATAATTACATAGAAAAATACCAATTTGTCGGACCAGGAGGAAAAACGGTAAACACGTTAGGTCAAGGGCTAGGTAAAGATAATACATTCTATCAAAGTAATGTTTTTGGTATTCAGTTTGATTCAACACAATCAACTAAAAACGACTTTACTAAAGGGTCTATTTTAGATATAACACAAAAATTAGTTGACGCTGGAAATAAATCCAGCATGAAATTAGAACATGTTGGTAATGCAATTAATCAATTATCTAAAGTTTTTAACGACGGATATGTAGAATTAACTAAAGGATCTAGGGTTGTTAGATACACAACAAAGACCTCAAGTCCAGCATCACCAGATGGTAAAGATGTTGTTGGTTATGAGTATTGTCGATTGTTTACCAAAGATAGACCATATATGACTTACGATGAGTTACAAAAAACTGATGGTAATATAAGAAAATACACAAACTCCGTTTTAGATAAAACGTTTAATTTGAATATCGCACCAATTAGGGGTAACGAGTCAACAAACGTACAAAACGGTAAGGTAAAAAAATATATGTTATCTATTGAAAATTTATCATGGAGAACATCGAACAAACCGGGATACACCTATGAAGATTTACCTGACTGTGAAAGAGGACCTTTTGGTGGTAGAATCATGTGGTTTCCACCTTATGAGTTAGATTTTGATGAAAGTATACAAGCCGGATGGACAGACCATACGTTTTTAGGTAGACCTGAACCGGTATATACCTACCAAAACACAAGTAGAAGTGGTAATATTGGTTTTAAAATAATTGTAGATAACCCATCAATAACAAATCTTTTAGTTGAAAAAGAATTACAAGAATTATCTAATAATTCTGAAGTATCTAAAGTATTAGATTCGTTTTTTGCTGGATGTTTAAAATATGATATTTACGATTTAGCAAAAAGATATAGACAATTTACACTAAAAGATATTTTTGACACCGTAAGTTATTTAGATGATGAAGAGGTTGATAAATTAACTGAAGTTTTACCTGCTGAGAATGTTGACGGAGACCCTGTTGTCGTTAATGACTACAGCGTACCAAGTGCCACAACCAGTGCAACGACTGCAACAACCGCATCAACTGCAACAACCGCATCAACAGTTACGGAATTTAATTTAGTTGAACCTATAGTGTATTTTAGAAATGACTATCCAGATCCTAAAACAACTAATGAGACAACAACAAAAAATATAAAAGACTTGTTTGACGATTATAAAACAAAAAGAGACTCATATAAGAAAAACAGTCTTAAAAAGATTATAAAGTACAACGATGCAACATATAAAGATTATACAAGTACAATCACTTCGTTACCTAATGCATCAACACAAACATGGTTAACTGAATATATTGACTGTAGAGAGGAATCGATGGATGCGTTTTTTGATTATGCGGAAACCGAATTTAAACAACTTCAAAATTTCTTAACCGAATTATCGAAAGCACTAAAATCGGGATCTGAAATTAAATTTAAATTGATTGGATCAGCATCTGCAATTACAACGGATACCTATAATGTGTCACTATCAAAAAGAAGAATAGATTCTGTTTTAAATTATATAAAACAATTTGCTTATGATGGACAAACTTTAGAAACGTACATTAAAAATAAAAAATTAACTATAGAACAAGACGCTAAAGGGGAAGAAGAAACGATTCAAGACGCTAAATATAAATCTATAAGTTGTACAAAAGAATTTCTTACAATAGGACAAGAGGGTGTGTTTTCAATAAACGCCATGGCTTGTAGAAGAGTTAGGGTTTCAGATATTGTTATTACTAATCCACAACCACAAAAAACTGAAGAGGACAAATCAAAAAATGAAGTACAAAAAGAAATAGAAAAGGCGGAATTTGTTTTACCAGCAAAAGAAGAAGATGACGAAAAAAAAGATACGCAAAATTTAAAAATAACAGAAAAAAGAAAAGTACAAAGAAAAAGAGGAGAACCAAGAAAAGACCTAACAAAAAAATTATTAAGAAAATTACTTACAGAATGTAATTATTTTGATTTGGTGAAACAATCTAATCCCATGATTTATGATGGGATAAAAGAAAAAATAAAATATTTCCAACCAGCATTCCATTCAATTACTCCTGAAGGTCTTAATTCTCGTTTAGTATTTTTACAACAATGTATGAGACCTGGAGACACTATACCTACAGTTAGTGAAGTGAACGGTGGTAGCACCACTTTAGTTTATGATGATGTAATAAATAGTGTATTTGGTGCCCCTCCTATTTGCGTTTTAAGGGTTGGTGATTTTTGGCATACAAAAGTTGTTTTTGATTCTTTAAGTATAACATACGACGATTCTTTATTAGACTTAAACCCTGAAGGTATTGGAGTTCAACCGATGATCGCCACAGTAAAAATGGGATTTAATTTTATTGGTGGACACGGTTTGGCTGAACCTGTTGCAAAACTTCAAAACGCACTTTCATTTAATTATTATGCGAATACTGAAATGTATGATGAAAGAGCAGAAGCAACTGAAGATGTAACGTCAAAATACGACGCAGAACTTTTAAAAAGTATTAAAGACGAATTAGGTATTATTGATAACTTTAATAGACCAGCAACTAATGATGGTGGTGTAACTATAGGTGCTATTACTAGTAATTATTTTGATCCGGATACGGGAATAATTACTGGAGATATAAACTATAAAGACATTATGAAAGACATAACGGTTAAAACTAAGTCTTATGCTAACACAACCGTTAACTCTCTTGAGACTTTATATAGTAAACAATTACTTGGCGGTATATCGATCTTAACTGACGAAAGAAAATACTCAAAAGGGTATTTTGATTACTTGAGCGGTAACACGAGTAGTGGAGCAACCATTTTTGGTAAAAGTGAAAAGATACAACCAAAAGTTGATAATCTATTTGAAAAAATAAAACAAGACATTGAAATTGAAACAATTCCAATTCTTAGAGGAATGGCAACACAAGGGTTTACAAAAGATGATATTAGAAAAATTAAAAATAAACTTAAGCAAATGGCTGAAGCACTTAAACAATTATATTTGTCAGATCTTGAAACGGCCAACGCCACGATAGTTAAAGATGAACTTCCATTAATACGATTAGTAGATCAAATAAATTATGTTGCTGATACAACAGACGGATATATTAATAAAATGGGTGGGGTGGTTGTTTATGGTATATCAGGAACATCAAAAGTTAATGTAAGTAGTGTCGGTGTTACGAACACTATTAATGAACTTAAACAAGACTTCTTTAAGATTTGTTCTGATTTAAACGAATTAGATACAAAACTGAGTGTTAATATAATACCAACAACATCCAAGACAAAATATAATGAAAATTTTAGCAACGATATTGGGTTAGAGACAACAGGATTAGTAGGTGTTGAAAACAGATGTTTTATGGTTTTTGGTAAATCAATTTTAGAAGATCCTGTTAAGTTTATAACTACGGTTACTGAACCAGTTAAAAATACACCAACGGACATTAATTGGCAACCATTTATTTCAAAAAACGTTGGGTGGGTAACGGAGTTAAATTTGGCGACAGGTCAATTTAAAAATGAACCGGCAACTACCGGATTATACCCTGACTATAAAAAATCAAAAACAAAAACGGACGAGTATTGGAAAACGTTTAAAGATAGTTACTACACTAATAAATTTACAAATTATATTCCATATAATTTAGACAAGACAAGACAAATGACATACTCTAAAATACTAAGTCCGGCGGATGTTCAACAAACTAATTTAAAAGACATCTACTCAACTGTTAACTCAACATGGGATAAATTTAACCTTAAAAATACATTAAACTAATATGTCACAATATTATAACAGATACGAAAACTTTTTAATAAACGGACAACAAACGGTTGTGCCTTTTTTACAATTACCACAAAGAGTAAGTGACCAAAAATATATCTATAGAACAGGACAAAGTAGGTTAGATAAAATAAGTTATGAGAAATACGGCACACCATATTTTGGATGGTTAATTCAAATGGCTAACCCACTATACGGAGGTTTAGAGACTGATATTCCTAACGGAACCATTTTAATTATACCTTTTCCATTAATTGCTGCGTTGCAAGACTACAAAAGTGCGTTAGATACACATATTTTTTATTATGGCAGGTAAACAAACTAAAAACGTTTTTATTGAAACACAATACGACAATATTGTTTTAATAGACCCAAATAAATTGTCGGACACGGAAGGTAAAGGAGTATCTCGATTGGTTGACCACGAGGATTTGGTTTATTATGCAAATTTAGAAACGTTTATTATACCAAGAACAAAACTTGCGATAGGTGAAAGTTTTGACAATAGTGTTGTTAATACAACTATTGCTAGTTTGACCAGTGATACGGATCTTAAAATAAACTTTTTACAACCAAAAGGTAAGAAAGCCTTTGATACAAGTTGGTCGGATCAATTTACAGGTAAAGAATCAAGACAAGGACAATCATCAAATCAAAAATTTGAAAATAATACAACAAGAAACGGACGACCAACATACGTTAATAGAGTAGAAAAGTTTGAGGACACTCAAATCTTAGGTATTAAAACAATTAATGTTACTGTTGCTGCTATGGGAGTACCAAAGGTTACCATAGAAATGGTTGACGTTCAAGGGAAGATGTTATTTGAACAAGGTGAAAATTCAATGTATTCGGTATTTTTTACTTTTCCCTACCCAATTTTTTATTTAACACTTAAAGGGTATTATGGTAAGGCTATTAGATATAGGTTATCTTTAGTTAGTTTTAATTCTAAGTATGATAGTGGTAGTGGAAATTTTAATATTACATTAGAACTTATAGGTAAATTTACGGCATTGTTGTTTGACACACCATTAAGTTATGGTAGGACGGCACCTAAAATGTTTCCTGCCCAAGTTACTGTAAGAAATAATACACAATCTACCGATACAACAATAGTTGAAACAACGAGGGGTCAAATTATTTTAGATGAGGTTTATGACACATATAAAAGAAAAAAATTAATACCTGAAGATTTTCCACCATACACAATAGACACATTTATAACTGCGGTATCTAGTTATGAGACTAAACTTTTGGCTAGTATAAAAGAAGGTGATTTTGCGGTTTTAAACGACGTACAAAGATTTAGAGAGATATTGACAGACCTTAAAGTGACTGTATATACAAACGCTAAAAAAAATTATTTGGATGGGGGGGCTTTTTATGTGTATGAAAATAAAAAATATTACCCATTTAGGAAGTCAATAAGTTTGGCTGACAGAGAAAAGTATAAAGCATTAACTGAAGAAAGAATTACATATTTTATCGAAGAGTTAAGAAAAAACAAAACATTTGGAGAGAACGGGAAATATAAAAAGTCGGACGGGAACTCATTATCAACAGAGATTAATGTTTGGTCTAAAATACGAGGTAAAGGATCGGTAATAAAAGTTTTTCCATTGCAACAATGGTTTGAAAGTAAAAACGACATCAATAATACACAATACTATAGGACCGGTAGAAAACTAGATTTAACCACAACTGAGGGTCAAAACCAATTAACAAAATTTATTAATGACGAAAGAACTATTGCTCCCGGAAAAGTTTTAGATTTAATAACAAATCAATTAGTGGACGAACCGTTAGACATGTATTATTTTGGAGACAAAAGATTTGATGACGGGGTGTATGAAACTAACAGTTTTTTAGATATAGTAAACGACGCATTAAAACAACTTGAGGTTAAAGAAACTCAAATCGATGATGATTTATCTAAAATTTTAGCCGATAGAGTAGTTAACAGTAAATCTGGAATAGGGTTTAAACCAACAATAAGAAACATATTTGCAATACTTTTTGCGGGTGTTGATACCTTCTATCGACTAATGGAAGAGACACATCAAAATGCGTGGGACGTAAGAACAAATACACAAAGATTGTTATCTGTAATTCCACCCGAAAAAAACTTCTCAACTGATGGTTTAAATAGTATACAAAAGGAAAGTGGGCAGTTAAATAATGAGAATATTGTTTATCCGTGGCCATTATACTTTACAAAAGAAAGAAAAGATAATGGTAGTGAACAATATACACTTCAGTATCCAGGAGACCAAAAAATTATTAATCAAACACAAGGTTGGAATACACAGATTTGGCCTGAAGTATATTTTGTTGAGGAATTTATAAAGGCGTCTTTAACTAAAGAAACTTTAACTAAAACGAACATATTTAATAATCCAAAATCAGATACCACTTTAGCTAGCCCAAATGCGTTATTTTTTCCTTTTTATACTTTACCATATGAGAATGTGGATTCTGTGTCTGTTATGTATGAAATTTTAGAAAGAGCCATCATAAATTCTGAATATAATCGATTTGATTATGAGGAAGCGGAAAAACAACAAATTGATTTATTATTTGCAAACATTGAAGGACAAAATGTTGTTACATCAATATCGTCAAGTTTAGAACTTCAAAACTTATTAAGAGAGTATAAATTTAACTATAATAATTTTTTAGAATTTTTAAAAAAAATATCTAATAATGGTGTCGGACAAAGTTGGATAAACTACACGAGGAACATTTTTAACAATCAATATATTATAGAATCTTTAAACGAACAAAAAGAAATTTATAGTATAGAAACGATCAAACCAACAACATCATTAACAATATCAACCGACGATTTATACTTGTCTAAAAACTTAAAAAACTATTTAGAAAGTACTAAAACTTCTAAGTCTGATGTTTTTGATACATTCCCATTTAATAATTTTAATTGGATGAAATCTAATTTATCGAATGGGGCATCTTTAAATGCTAAAGAAGATTTCTACGATACGACAAAAACTTTTATCTATTTAGCCGATAAAAAAACCATTGCTAGGTTAGATCAAACAGAAACAAAAACAGGAATACAACCCTTTACGTCAAAATATTCATTTGGAAATTCACTACAACCTTATTTAAGTAACGTAACAAATGGTATAAAAATATTTGATAAGCAATCATTAAAACAATACTTTACCGATAGGAAACAAAAAGATCTTTATTTTACTGAGTCTTACGTTGATTATGGTAACTCATATTCAGGAGGTGTTGGAACACAAATACAAACAACCTCATTATTAAATACACCGTATTTTATTAATGCTATTTTACAGGGTGTAGATAAAGAGACTAACGAAGAAGAAGATGCGTACGTACCTTTAGGTTATTTATATTTAAATTCCTTACCTTTAATTACAACTAAAGAAAGACTTAAAAGTTTTGATACAAATAACGTAGCGACTGATTTAGATTACTTAGCTGCTACCATTAAAAAATATTCAGCAATACACCAAATGCCGTATGCGTGGGTATTGAAATACGGATCAATATGGCACAGATATAAAAAATACACATCGAGCGGTGTGGATATTTTAGATAGTGTGTGGAAAGATTTTGACTATAAAGTTAATTACGACCCAACAACTTCAGCAACAACAAAACAATATGTGATACCTAATTACACAGGAGGACAAGAAACGATATTTTTAGAAAAAACGGAAACAATACCAAATGTTACAGGTAAGACGGTGGATTTTATAAACACAGGTTTTTACCCTAATGTAATTAACAGTGTTTATAAATTTATTACTAAAAAAGATTTATTTAGTGGATACACTCAGGATGCGTTCTTTAAAACCTATACCGACAATGGATTTAGAATTGGTAAAAATAACCTATCAAAAACATTCTTTAATTTTGGATTTGATCCTAATAATCCGAACAGATCTTTATTAAAGACAAACTATTACCAATATTTAGACTCTGAAAATAACTCAGACTTTAAGTCTAAATTATATTTTATATTCCCATCAATGGGAGGTATACCATTTGATCAATCAATATATGAAACAACAGATAGTACAAATAAATTAATAAAAGAATTATCAGGTAACACTTCAGTATACAATGGATCCGTCAGAACATTATGGGGGGCACCTCATTTTGGTTATTTTGACCACACATTAATTAAAAAACCAAAACCAACCGAATACCTTAAAACTATTAACACTCAATCTGTTGAACAAAACTCTTTTGATTTAAAGAATGCGACATCAGAATATTCATACATAGATGAAATACTTTCAATCTTTAACGTGGATATGTTAAATAAGTTTGAAGAATCGTTTTTAAGTTTTTGTAATTACAAACCTAGTGCTGATAAATTAATACTAAAAGGTGAGGTACAAGCACCATCATATACACAATCAAACGTTATTAAAGATTTAAAAAATAGGAGACTATTTAGTCAAATGACTCAACTATTTTTGATAGGTAAAACGAGTGTCACATTGACTGATGAAAATACGGATGGTTTATCTTTAGGACAAAAACAAATTGTTAGTTTTACAGAATCCGTTAAAAACTTTTTAAGTTTTGATTGTATTATAAAAAATGCTAATCCTGGATTTTTTAGTATGCCGTTGTTTAGTTCGTTCTCATCACTTAAAAACTTTGTTCCAAACAATAAGTTAACTTTTGATCCATACGTTAAAGGGTCTTTACCTGGTGACGGAACAACAACAACTCTAAGTCAAAGTATATCACAAAATAAAGATGCATGGGAATCTTTAAGAACTTATGTTGGATTCTCATCAATACCTGGTGTGGATTTCCAAACCCAAGTTCAAACACAGTACCCATCAACAAGTTTATTAACTCCGACACAAACACAAACACAACAACCAATACAAGCACCAATACAAAATACGAGTATTATGTCAGGACAAACAATGCAAAACCTTTGTACTGGTGATTATTTTAATGTTGTTGATCCTGACGACGTTAGTGATTTCGGAATGTATCAAGACGACAAAATTGTATATTTGGAATTAACCGATCAAGGAGGTGTTAATAAAAACTTCTGTGCAAAAAAAGTACCAAATAGTGCTTCAACTATAACTTATAATTTATTGTTGGATCATGGATTCTCAAATGACAACTTAGGAGGTTTAAGTGAAGGTTCGTACTGTTTATCATATTTTAGCCAAAACTTAAATTGCCCACAAAATAACCAATTAAATCAAATTAGTTTAAAGTTTGTTGGTGAGTCTGGAACAATACTACCAACTGAACCAACAGAAACATATAATCAATATATAAATGTGGAAAAACCTGGTGGAGGATATCAAGTATTCAAAATTGAGGATTCAGCATTTAATTATAGTGGAAAAGTGGAATCAATAAAATTCTTTAAATCTAATAGTGATATTAATAACCCTGCAAATTTATTAAACACAAGTTGTAATAGTGGTATTTTTTATAACTTTTCTAATTATTGTAAGATAAATCAAAGTAATTCTGGTAATTACCAAATTGTTGTGACTTACTACCCCGATGGACCAAACAATAAAACAAATAAATTATACCTTACCACTCAAGTAAGTTTAGGATCACAACCACAAAATAGCGTACCCGCGGTTACTAATCCACAACCGGCACCACAACCGGCATCTCAGTCAACACAAGCAACGCAAGCAACACCACCACAAACACAAAGGTCTTATATTACTGATTTCTTTATTGATATGGATATTGACTTTACTTCGGATAACGTTAAAACGTTAGCAACATTAATTAAAATTTACGCAACCAAAAAACAAGAAACACCAACATATAATAAAGGACAATTTAATCAAACAATAAATGATATTTTAAATAACCAACTATCGTTCAAAGAAAAACTACTAAATAAAACGTTCGCGTTTATAAATAAAAATACACCAAAAATAACTGTAGAGACACAAAACCAAATTGATAATTCATCAATTAGTAGTGATCCAACTAAACTTACAACATATAATCTATTAAAAGGGTTTAACGATAAGTGGGTATCTGGTTCTGATTTAAAAACAAGAACGTTGTTTGAAGATTTTTTATTTTTAGATCAAACTAATAGTGATATTGGAGATTCGTTTATTGTTGACGTAAACCAAGTTAAAGATAGAATTGAAAAAAATCCAAAACAAAATATGATGCAAATCGTAAGTTGGATATTGAACGACAACTATTTCCAATTCTTTGCGATGCCAGCGTATATAAATTTTTATGGAATCCAAAAACAAATAGGTGAAAATGTACCAAAACAAGATATTACGATTGGAAATGATTTATTTGGTACACACCTTAATGTTGATTATTTAGAGTCGTCCGCTAAATTTCTTTGTCTTTATATTGGTAACCCATCTGAATGGCCAAAATCTGATAAAAATACAAGCGTTAAATATGGTGACGATGGTTTTGATTTAAGAATAACGGACAACCCTTTAAGGGTATCTGACCCAAATTTAGATATATCAAAAAGTAATAAAGTTGTTGGGTTTGCGGTTGATTTTGGTATACAAAACCAAAACATGTTTAAAGATTTAGACATTGATATGTCAGAGAAAACCAACACCGCCGAAACGTTTAAAATAAATGCTGATTTAGGTAATTCGGTTTCTGGAGATAAAGTGGCTCTACAATCGGATTCCATGTACAGTATCTATAAGTCAAGATCATATACTTGCGGCATTACCTCATTAGGTAACGTTATGATACAACCTACAATGTATTTTGCATTAAGACACGTACCACTTTTCTATGGTCCTTATTTAATTATGGAAGTTACACACTCTGTTAGTGAGACGGATTTTACAACTAAATTTAAAGGTACTAGACAGAGGACATACTCGCTACCAAAAATTGATAGTTTAGTTGCGTCGGTTAATAAAAACGTACTTAAAAATTTTAAAGCAACACAACAAAAAACAACGGCAATACCTGAAACTGATAAGGAAAAAGATTTAGAAATTGATCCTAAACCGACGTTACAGGCAACTGAAATCGCATGTAGTGGATTAACAGCATTCCCATCATTAGGTTATGTTAACGTAAAACCAACACAAATATCTTATAATGATCTTGCGGATTTAGTTAAATCCAAAACTACTTCTAAACTATTACGAGCAATAGTTTATGGTATTGCTCAATCTAGTCCTAATAATATAAAGACTAATGAAATAATACAAACAAATAATACTAATTTGTATTTCATTACAACGGTAAAAAGATATAAAGGGTCTATGGATAGTAAAATAAAAAATCAAACATGTATTAGATTAAACGGAAACCCATTCCCAATTGCTGACTTTTCCACCTTTAGTGAGAGTACTGATTTTGTTTTATCGTATTTTAAAACATTAGAACCCATAATAACGGAATTAAATAAAATAAATGTTAATACCAACATTAACCAAAGTTTTGGAGAATCTATAACTCAATTAGTATATACAACGTGGAATACCGATAAAGCGTTTACAGGGGATAACGGAAATCCATTAACTGCTCAACAAATTAAAGACGTTTCTTTGGCGGATAAAGCTAGTGGTGATTTTCCTTATTATGATGATTATGTTAAAATATTTAAAGAATCATATGAAAAACTTTAGAAAATAAAAAAAACCATAATATTTATATATAAAACTAAAAATATGAGTGTAAAAAAAATACTTGATGATTACTTGAGAAAAGACACAAGAATCACAGAAAAACAAATTGATGCGGATCACAAACAAGTTTGTGATTTAGATACTGGGGATTGTTATACTATTAGAATGAAAGACGGTTTAATTGAAAGATTCGACAATACGTTACAAAAAAATAGAACATTGAGAGTAGAAACACCGGCAGGAGTTAAAACATTATTAAACGGATAAAAAAAATTGTAATGGAAGTAGAAAGAAGAATATTGGAAGAATTAAAAAGATTTGACCAAATCACAAAATATGTTTTGAATGAACAAGATCCGGCAGCCGGAATTCCACCACCACCTGCAGATGCGGGAGCAGTACCACCACCTCCGGGTGGAGAAGATCCTGCGGCAGCGGCTGGTGATGTTGCGGGTGACGCAGCACCAACAGAAGTTCCTGAACCAATTGATGTGGATAAAGATCCTGACGTTGAAGAAGTTGGTGGAGATGAAGATAAAGAAAAAGAAGGTGATGAAGACACTGAAGAAATTGATATAACGGATT